TTAAAGACTAACAATTGGAGAATTTCCTCAACCAATAGCCATCCCAACGAGGCTTGCCACGTTTATGAGTCAACAATTATTGAAAATTTCTTAAGAAGTCTTTAATCAAAGTAAAGGAAAAACATGGAATCTATTTAACCGTATCCTAGTGCAGAAATTGAAGATAGTAAAAGGAGGTAAAAAACTTATGAAATTACAGTTATCAAACAAGGTTTATGATGCTTTAAAGTGGGTTCTTCTTATTGCAGTTCCCGCATTCATTTCGTTATTCACAACACTTACAAAAGTATGGAATTGGGATATTCCGCTCGAAGCGATTATAGCAACAATTTCGGCATTTGCCACTTTTATTGGTGCTTTGATCGGTATTTCTTCAATTAATTATAAGAAGAACAACAGCTAAAAGCTGCTAGTACTCTTATACTGAGAGAGCTCTATTTAAAGCCATAATTGACTCCTGTAAGAAACAATCAGCACATTTCAAAATAGGGCTCTCTCAAATTATTTTTATGGAGGTTGTTAAAATGCATGACATTCTTTTGGTAATTGCTGGGGGGAGTTTAATTACCGCATTCTTAAAATTCATTGAGTTTGTCATAGAGCGTTTCATACATAAAAAAGAAAGAAAAGAAGATAAAGCGGAAAATATTGATGATCTTAGAAAGGAAATGAAAGATCATATTGAAGATACAAATCGAGAATGGAAAGAAACACTTTGTGATAAAAATAGTGCTTTAATTGAGGAGTTGCGAACAGCAGTACTCAAGTTAACAGAAGATTCTAATGAAAGAGCTAAATTCGAGAAATATGTTGGAGAATCATTAATGGCTCTCACACACGATAAGCTGGTCCATTTAGGAAAAGCCTATCAGAAACGCGGAGCTATAACTGTAGCGGAACAAAGTAACTTAACTCTTCTTTATAGACCGTACCATGATGGTTTGGGAGGCAACCACGATGGAGAAACGTGGTATAACTATTGTATGAATGAACTCCCTATAGTTACAGAAGAAAAAGCTCTGGAAATGGATAAAAAGAATGCTTAAAAATTATATTTGAAGAGGGTTTGAGTAAATGTACAAATATTTTAATCCTAATCCTGAGGGAAATTTAGTTGGAGATTGCGTAATACGAGCAATTTGCGCATCTACAGGTAAATCTTGGGATAGGGTCTTTGACGAACTTACAGAAGTTGCGAGGAGATTAAAAGATATGCCTTCTTCAAACTACGTTTGGGCAGCGTATCTTAAAGAATTAGGGTATAAAAGACACATAATACCTGATACCTGTCCTGACTGTTACACCGTTAGAAGCTTCATTCAAGATCATCCATACGGCAATTATATTTTGGGGACCGGTACTCATGTTATAGCCGTAATAGGCGACAATTATTATGACGCTTGGGATAGCGGGAATGAAGTTCCTATAATATACTTTGAAAGGAGATAAGCATAAAAGTTTATGGCTTACAACAACGGATTTCCAGTTTCTTATCAACAGCAGTTCTATCCACAGCAATATCAGATTCCACAGGTGCAGCAACCAGTAGCACCACAGAATCAACCTCGGTCTAACCCCATGATTTGGGTTCAGGGTGAGACAGGAGCGAAGAGTTATTTAATGGAACCCAATATGACATTACCGCTTTGGGACAGTGAGGCTCAGGTTATTTACCTAAAGACAACCGACGCAAGCGGTATGCCAACAATGAAGATTTTGGACTATACAATACGTGAAGGTGCTGGCAATACAAAGCCAATGTCTACTATTGAAACACAAGGCGTTGAGTATGTAACAAGAGACGATCTTAAAGAGTTTGAAGATCGTATCCTTTCCAAACTTGAATTCTCAAAGGGAAGGAGACAAAACAATGATCAACGCTATTCAAGCAATGCAAATGGTCGCCAAGATAAAAAGTAATCCGGAAGCGTTTGGTATACCAAAGGAAATGGTAAACAATCCTCAAGGAATTATTCAGGCGATGCTAAATAATGGTCAAATTAAACAAGACCAATACAATCAAGCAGTACAAAAAGTTCAGAATATGGGCTTTAAACTTTAACTAGGCTAATAAGAGTCGGTGCACAGGCTTTTATTATATAACGGACTATCTAATTGGTTGATAGCCCCTAACCTAACAAAATTATAGGAGGAAAAGAAATGAGTTTAGTAAGTAACGAGGGAGGAATTCCCGCAACAATGTTAGTAGGACCTACCGGAATGACCGGTTATAATCAGGGTGGTTTTGGAAACAACTTTGGTGGTGACGGATGGTGGATCTTATTACTTATCTTGCTTTGTGGAAACAACGGATTTGGTGGCTTCGGCAATGGAGCTGTAGCAGCAGAAGGTGCTATGTTATACCCCTGGATGAACCAGGCAGATATTACGAATTCCGGTTTCCAGAATCAGCAGCTTTCAAACCAGCTTACTGGAATCTCTTCAGGAGTTCAGAACGTTGCAACTCAGCTTTGTAACGGTTTCGCTGGTGTAAATGCAACTGTAAATTCAGGATTTGCTAACGCAGAAACTGCTGCTAATGCAAGACAGATCGCAAACATGCAGAACACATTTGGTTTACAGACCGCTATGAGTCAGGGATTTAACCAGGTTGGTTCTCAGCTTGCTAATTGCTGCTGCGAAAATAGACTCGCATCGGCAGACCTTAAATACACAATAGCCACTGAAAACTGCGCAGACAGAGCTGCATTATCAGATGGCTTAAGAGATGTTCTTGCGGCACAGAACGCTGGAACACAGAGAATCCTCGATCAGTTATGTCAGGATAAGATCGACGCTAAGAATGATGAAATTGCTCAGCTTAGACAGCAGCTTAATATGGCTTCACTCAGAGAATCTCAGACTGCTCAGAATGCATTCATTTCACAGGGATTCGCAAACGAGGTAGACCAGCTTTACAACAGATTAAACAGCTGTCCTGTTCCTACTACTCCTGTTTATGGACGTACTCCAATTTTTACATGTAACCAGAATGGTTGCGGATGCGGTTCATTTTAATAAAAGGAGGTATTCAGTATGGCGGCAGAATATTTAGCAAATGTAGTTCAGGATGTTAGTTTGAACGCACCAATTATATTTAGCGCTTCTATTCCTTGTAATCGGGGTTATATTTACCATGAAGATGAAACAGGAATTTTTATTCTACGCGGTATCGTAAATAATCCTTGCAACAATTTTGCAACTTATCAGGTTACGTTTAATGGAAACATTGCAATTCCAGAAGGAGGCACAGTTACTCCTATAGCAGTCGCTATTACGGTGAATGGCGAGCCAAGGCCTACAAGTAGAGCAATATTTACACCTGCGGCTGTATCAGAGTATGGCAATGTCACATCGACAGCGATAATCAAAGTACCTAAAGGATGCTGCTTCTCATTATCCGTAGAGAACGTAGCTGCGACGGCAGATCCTACGGTTACACCAGCGCCGGTTATAAATGTACAAAACGCAAACCTTGTTGTAAACAGAATTGCTTAAAGGAGGACGATACGTAAGCATGAAAGAATTATACGCAATAAAAGATGTTCTTGAAGGACAGATTAGAAAAATAGCTGCTAAAGGGGACGCCATTACCCCTCAGGAACTTGATAGCACCTATAAAGTAGTAGATATCATTAAGGATATCGAAGAAATTGATGCTATGTGCAGAGCAAAAGACATGGAAGAAAACGGATATTCCATGGATCGCGGCAATAGCTATGGGACATATTACAAGCCCAGATTTGACATTTATCCGCCTATGGGCTCATATGACGATATGAGTTATGACAGAAGAATGGCAAGAGATATGGCGGATTACAGCGGAGTAAGAGGTAGAGACATGAATACTGGTAGATACACCAGTCGAGACGCTTATAGCGGACATGACTCCAAAGAGAGTCTTATGAGAGAGATGGAAGAAATCAAGACAAAATTAGCTTCCATGTAAACAATTAAAAAGAGAGGGGGCACTTGTCTCGGTGCCCTCTTTGCTTTTTCATACCATGTCGTTTTTCCAACAACTACAAAATCGAATTAAAAATTTTCCCGGGTGGGAATTTTTGAGAAAACTTTTCATATTTTTCGCATATATTTCATATCATAATATGAGAGGGTGAGAACGAAAGGAGAATTCACTATGAAAATCGTAATAAAGGAAAATGAACAAACTTACAATATGAATCAAGTAAATTGGGCTACCATCGAGGATGGCGAGTTAACAATAAATTATGTAGATGAAAATGGAGAAATTCACGAAGTGTTCGGTAAAATTCCTGAAAAGGTAAGTATTAGTTTTAATTGTATCTAAATTAAAATTCATACCCTCTCTTCTTTCGCGCATAAATCAGTTGATATAATGGAAAGTTTATTTAATGAAAAAAGGAGGAGCTATTTATGCCAAACAAAAACATGCTTTTCAGAGCAAACTTTCATTTTAGTGATTGGGTATTACCAGAAGCAAAGGATTTATACATTCAGGCGTATAACTTAATGCGTTCTGCGGCAATCGAATTAATAAACCCGATGTATGAACAGTGGAATGCTGAGTACAACAAAGAAGTCACCGGAGAAGATGACTCAGAGTACAACAGTTACATTGCAGATAAACAGCAGGCAATATTAGATGTCGTTAATACAAAATTAAACAATTCGCCAGTTAAACTTTATGCTGATAGGGAAACCGCAGATATTAGAGGAAAGTTTACTGTTATGGGAAAGGAAATTACTATGTTTGTGACTCTCGAACCATTAACTAAATAACAAAAGGATGGCCGTTAGAAAAATCTAGCGGTCTACTTTTTCGCGAAAATTTCAGCTTGTAAGATGAAGAGGAAGAAGTGAGATGCGAATGTTCCGGTGGGAATCCGGCGCTCTACTGACAGTTCGTCACTCGTCAGTAGCCTCGAAATTGTTGAAACGGTCTGAAGGAAACGCACACAAATAAACAAAAGCCCTGGGTGGAAGTCCCAGGTTCTAGGGTTCAATTCCCTACAACAATTTCATTCCATTATATTTTCGCGTATTTTTCAGTATATAAGATGAAAGGATATGAGATAATTCGAAAGGAGATAAAACTATGAAGAGAACATTATTAGCAATTGATTTAGCATCTTTTTTATTCGGCTTAAAGAAAGAGAAGAAAGAAAAAGAACATAAAACAACTAAGAAAGAAATCGAAAAGTTTTTAAAAGACACTAACTAACACTCTCATAAATCCTTTTCAAAAGAGAGCATTCAGAAAAATCTGGGTGTTTCTCTTTTCGCGTATTTTTCAGTCTATAAGATGGAAAGGTAAAGAAGGTTATATTTTCTATAAGGTGTGTAATCCTAACAGAACCAAGACCGACGGTTGCTGAGGATAAAGAATGTGATTAGAGAGCCCTAGAGCGGTATGGGTTTACACACGTATGCAAAGAACTTATGACCGATTCTCAGAATGGGTATTTATGGAAACATAAATTCAGTGCCTTTCATTTTTCTTTTTTCGCGAAAATTTCAGCTTGTAAGATGAAGATGGGTAACCGTGTCGTGAAAGGAGAAAACATATGACAATTAATATTTTAGTTACAGGAGCAAAGTTTTTAGGAAAGAGATCTGTAAAGAGGGTTGTTAAGAACTTGGCGATGGAAGTCGCTGCGGGTATAACAGCTCACACAGCAGTTCACTTTGGCAGTAAAGCTTTGATCAAAGCAATTAAAGATAAGAAACAGAAGGAAACTGAAAACGACAATACTGAACTTCAGGAAGTAGGAGCTTGAGAATTTCTCAGGCTCTATTTCTTTTGGTTATATTTTTATCTCGTGAAAGGAGAAAACTATGATTTATTATGCACCAGACCAAATAGGACAGAAATTACCAGTTAAAACATGCCCTATAACACTTTGTCCTGCTTGTAGAAGAGCCGGCATTCACGGGTGGTATGACGAGCGCACAGACAAGTGGACTATTAGTTGTAACAAATGCGGAACTGAGATGGAGATTCCCAGTGTAGGTACAGATTTAGAAAGTGCATGTGAGCTACTGAACAGAGCCGAGAGACTCGGTTATGAAGTGGATAAAGCGAATGGTAGGAGATGAATCTTATGCAAATGACTTTGGAAGAGGCAATCTATTGTATTGACATCGGAGTTTGCTCAGCATGCCCGGTTCAATGTAAGCATTCAGATGTGGACTGTGATGCAATGGCACGAGAAATAGCCGTGGCTGCAATGAAAGAATTGATCAGTCAAGGTAAAAGAATAAAAAAGGAGAATGAAAATTATGAATGAAAACGAAATGTATTATGACTTTGGACTCGCAATAATGAAGAAGCTCAGAGACAGAGTCAGGGGGAAGATTGTGTTCGAGGTCTACAAAGAAATAGACGCAGTTATATTTAAGATCTATTTTAAAGACTTCAACTTTAAGTATGTTGTAAAGGATGTAACTGATATTGTCTTACTCGGAAGTTCCGACATGGTGATTAACGAGATTTTGAAGAAGTACCGTGAAGTAGTAATGAAAGCCTTTTTCAAGGGCGAAAATAAATTTTAAAAGGAGAACAAATTTATGGCAAACAGAAACAGTATCAAGAAAAAAGGACCCTCTTACAAGCAGGTGTTTGACACATGTACAAACTACCAGAAGAAAGCAGTATTTTTGCTGGCAGGTTGTATCGAGGAATCTAAGAAAGAGGTCGATGTAGAAAAACTCGTAGAGGCACACAAAGATGACAACTTCCTCACAATTGGAGATATTCTCGGCAGCCTCACGAAAGAACAGGCTCAGGCCGTTGATTATATTTTGAAAGCCGCAGCTCGTGTACATAATAAGGAATTAAAAGAAAACGAGGAGGAAACCGATGGAGTTCATGAAACTTAATAGCTTTCTGGGTAAGCAGGTAAGTAAATTACTTAATAAAGCACTTAAAAAGAAGTTCGGCTTTGACCCGGATATTTGTGTTAACAATTTAAATCTGCAGGAGCAGAACGGGTTAATGATGGTTGAAATAAAGTTGTGCATAACAACACAGGATTTCGATAAAGTCATTGAGGAGGTAACAAAATGAGCAAGCTCACAGTATTTCTTTTATTGCTTCTATTATATTTCCTTATCGGACTGGGATTGTTCAGTCTCGGCGTAAAAGGTATGGGAGGTAAGGAAGAATATTTAAAAAGTATCAAACAAAGACATCCAGTGTATTATGAAGCAGCATTTGAATTGGCTAAAACTCTCGTGATGTTATTCTGGCCTTATTTTTATATTAAGGCGATAATGGAGAGAAGAAACTAAATTATGGAGGACAAAGCAACTATGGATAAAAAGTATTGGGTATGTAATATGTATGCTGAAGAAAACTTAACAATTGAGGAAATCGCTGGTGCTTTAAAACTTCCGCAGCGAGAAGTGTACAGGATTCTTAAAAAGGAGGGTTTAGTATAATGGTTAAAGGATGGACCAAGCGAGGATTAGAGAATTTAGCAAAGATGAAGAAGGCTTATAATGAGCTATCTTCTCCAACACCTCAGCGAGTTGCGGATGCAATCGGTATGACAAAGAAAGCAGTTCTTGACCATTGGTCACAGATAAGCGGAAAAACCTGGGTTGAGGATATGAAGACTAAAATAAGGGCCTATCTTATGATTTTCCCGGGAGCAACTGCGGATGAGACTGCTGAATTCATTGATATTCCTGTCAAATCGATTTTAAGTGTTTGGCCGGAGGTATCAAGCGAGTTTAAAACTATCGAGGATGACGATGCTCTATTAGCTTGTGCCATTCAGATACCAGATTTTATTCCTAAAGCTAAGAAAATCAAATGTGCCGACGGAACGGATTGTTATGACGTAAATGAGTTCTTTGGGATTGTAGAGAACGGCGGCGAGTGTTACAAGAATGTTCATTACAAAATTCCGAAAGGATACTCAGACACTTACAAAAGCTCTAAATCAGATTTTTATATTTAATGGGGGATAATAATTATGGATACGGAAGCTTTTATTTTAATCGGAACACTTGTTGGATTATATTTTATCAGTTCCGTGTGGGAATATTTCAGAACAAAAAGACTTAATAAGGAGGACTAGTATATGAATAAAATTGAACAAAAAATTAGAGAAAACATTTTAGCTTCTGTTAAAAAATACTTTTCCAAAGCTATAGTAGTTAATGACGAAAATATTCTAATTAAAAAAATAGGCATTAGATTTATTTTTTCGGAGGCTTTTTCAGCGAACCTAATATTATTTTATAATATTCCTTTAGGCACCTTTTATGGGTTTAAGGTTCAAAAATTTTTACATTATGCTGAAGGTCCAGAAATTAAATGCAAAAGTTTTGAAGAGGTCAATGACATTCTTAGAAAATGTTGTTCAGATGTTAAGGAGGATAAATAAATGGATAAAATGGTAAAACCTGTATTTCCTAAAAGTATTGAGGAACATGATAAGGAAGTTCTGGAGGCATGGCGCCCTTCTCATAAGGATCCGGAATTATTAGAAATTGAGTTGAAACTAAGGAGTTTGTTGAATAAAGAACTGTTTAGATACTATATACAAACTTTAATATCAAAAGATCTTTACAGTAGTGTGGATGTACATTTTCACAATAGTGATTTCTATGTATATATCACAACAACATATGATATGTTTGACGAAGAATTCACAGGTGGTTTTAAAGTTAAACGAATATACATAACTCCACATGAACGTTCTGGGGAGATTGACTGCTCAAAGATTCAAGAAGTAAATGATATTTTGTGTAAGTGGTTCGATATTAAGGAAGAATTCACATGCAAATATTGTGCTGATGGGACAAATAAAAGCGGAGAATCTTTATTCAACGAAGACATTTTTACCCTCGGTGGAACCGCCTTTTTGAAAATTGACGTCGGCATCTTAGATGACAATAAATTAGGATTATTAACCACAAATTCCAGTGAAGATACAATTTTTCACACAACAATGAAGATTAAGCATTGTCCGATGTGCGGACGGTTACTCGACAACAAGCACGAGCAGGATAATTTAAGGCAGCTTATGAAGGAAACCATGTTGATGCAAAATAAAGGAGGAGAATAAGATGTTTGATAAAGCTTTTGTATGGTCTGAGATGAGGGTTAAAAGCTTGAGTTCTAGCGCTTACTCGTTTTACTTAAAATTTCCAAAGATTTTAAAGGAGTATTTGGTATATGTAAATAAACATCGCGATAAATCATACGCGTTTATGTTTGGATGTCGTAGTATTCAGGAAGTTGGTGATTGGAGAGTAGTGCTTATTATTAAAGAGCCAGAAATAAATAATTTTATCACAAATGAATTGACGGTAGATGATACTATTGATTTCTTCGTTGACAGCGAAGAATATTCGTGTGGGATTGCATCAAGAGGTAGATATATGCTCGATTTTAATGCCTATGGCGAAGTCGAAAGATTGATTAAAAAATACACGGGACGCGTTGTTTTAGGTTTGAGTACTTGTCCCCCTTTTGAAGAATCGGTAAGACGTGAGCTTTATAATCAACTTGGAATCGCCGAACCGGCGGAAACAGTATATAAGATTGATACCAAGGTTTGTAAAAATCTTATGCCGTTATATGACGGCATGTGGCTAAAAGACGAACCTCATCCTTATGGCTTATTAGCATCAGAGCAGCGGTTAAAGGATAAGCAGAACGAATTGATCAAAAACGAGCTTAATGAAATTCGATTATGTGCGGCTGCGAACCCTATTTATAAGGTCTGGGCAAAGACACTCCTAAACAAATATTTCGGTAGGCCTATGGTTTTTGACGGAAGAGATCTTAGATATTCATTAGAAGATGTTAGCAACATACATAAATTATACGAGGTGGCAAAAAATATGAAAAACAAAAAAGAAAACGAAAAAAGTAAAATGGTAGATAAGCCTTTCTATCCGATTTCAGCCCTTTCGATTAAGAAAGTTATATTTAGTAATCCGGTGACAACTGTTATTTGGAGTGATGATACAAAGACTCAGGTGCGGAAACAGAAAGGTGACAAGTGGGACATGGAGAAAGCTCTTGCTATGGCAATCTGTAAGAAGGCCCTTGGTAACACATCTTACTTCAACAACTACTTTAAGAAGTGGCTCTCCGAAGCAAAAATAGAAGACCCTAAGAAAAAGAAAGCTGAGAAGAAGCGTAAGAAAGAGGCGGCTAAACTCTATGGCGTTATGATGACCGGAACAACTGAAGAGTTTACAAAGGCTGTCGAAGAATCAAAGAAGAATATTTTACACACTTCTTAAAAGGAGAATAAAAGATGAAAATACAAAATAATAGTTATATTCGGTGCAAGAGTCATGAAGATATGGTATATGTAAAAATAAGCCTTATGGACATCGGCATCGAATGTGAAACCGTAGAGGAACTCAACGGCAAACCCGGTTATTGGGTGCATACCATAAAAAGAGGAGACGAATAATAAAATTTTAAAATGGGTGGTGCCGAAAGGTTAAATGGTCTTGACTTAAGCAGCAGCCACAAAAAGGAGATTTTATGGAACATTTAGCAAAAGTGTTTATAGGAATTGCCGAAAGTGTCAGAGAATTGAGCGAAGAAGAAAAAGCTCTATTAGAAGCTCGCGCTGAACAAATAATAGAATACGAGAAAGCACTCAGGGAAAGAGCTGCTAAATTATCAGAAGCTATATTAGAGCCCTCATCAGCCGTTTTTCAACCCTTAAAGTATCGTACTCCAGAGACAATAAAGCGAGATATTAAGCACGAGAAAAATCCTATGAGATTAAGACAACTCAATCAGGAGCTTAACATGTCATACAAATTTTATAAAGGAGGAAAACAAAAATGAAGTATATTTGGCTTTGGATACTGGTGATTGCATATACGGCTTGGTCCGTAGCATCACTTATTGATATTTTTACAACTACTAAAGATTGGATTGATTGTAATTTGGAAGAGGTGAACGATGAGAAAAACATTGTTCCCGTTAAAAGAAAGCGCTGGGTTTTCAATAGAGACTTTTCCGATTTACTATTCGATTTGGAAGGTTATGCAAAAGCGTGGATGATAACAACAATTGTAATTATATTTTTGGCCAGCTTAATCTATTGTTTGTTTTTCTAAAAGGAGGGTCTTATGCTTATTTACACATTAAGCGACATAATAGCTGTAGTAATAATTATATTTCTTATAGTTGTTTTTCTTTTAGCAGCTCTGATTACGAGAATTTCCAACTGGTTTGACAGATGGTGGAAAAAGGACAATAAGGAGGACAAAAAAGATAATGTTTAATGAAGTAGGTGAGGTTATTATTTGGTTTGCAATTATATTTGTAGTTGCGGTTATTGGAACTTTTGTTTCAAATGTATTTTACACAGAAACTGATGATGAAGTATTGGAGCTTCTTGACAATGAAATCGATGGTTCCAAGTACGATTACGACGGGAGCGAACTATGAGTGATTACTTACATGAAAATGCGGTTAAGAAAATGATTGATTCGAACCCTCAAGTTTTTCAGTCCGCTTATGCCGAAGTTACTATTAGAATACCTATTGATAAAGACACAAAATACCCGGTAAAGATATTTACAGAGGACGATACAAAAGAAATGATACTCGAAGTCCTTAAAGATATTAAGGCGGAAATTAGTAATGCAACACTTTGTCTTATCGATGATAAAGCGGTTTTTAATGTACGGCAGATAGAAAACATTATTAATCAAAAAATGGAGGAGCATAAGAATGTATGATCAAAAATTTTTATTAATAATATTTATATTTTTAGCTGTGACGGGTATTCTACAAAACGTCCATGAGGGCGAAGAATGAATAAACGACAAGCAAAGAAAGGTATAACTCCACATGGCTCTTGGAGAGGAATAAGAAAGGCACGGTATTGGTTATCTTTATGGCCTCTACCGAGATGGAGAAAGAGAGCAAAATGTTTTTTTAAGAAAGTAGGTAAAGAATAAAATGAGCATGAAAGAATTAAAACCTTGTCCATTCTGTGGAGGTAAAGCGAGATTTAATGAGTTTGAGGCAAGTGGAAAGTATATGTGCGCGGTTGTCTGTGATACAAAGGGATGCCGAGTAAATGTGTGTAATACCTTGCATGTTTGGAACGCTGAGGAAGAAGCAATTGAGGCGTGGAATAGGAGGGCAAATGAAAGATGCTGAGGTTTTAATCGAGGCAGATAAAGAGTATGAAGTCGAAGCGGTAACCCGTGGTAACTGTATGATGTGTGGAAAAGAATTGACCGAGGGATTGTTCTTTTGTAAGGAATGTGAAGACAAAGCAAAGAAAGAAGGAAATAATCATGGAAAAGAAAAATTGTCCTAACTGCGGTATGCCTATAACCGGTGAAAAGTGTGAATATTGTGGAACTGTTTTTATTGACTGGGCCATAATAGATATGAACACTCCAGTCTTTATTAAATTTCGGCATAATGGAAAAATCATGAGAGCAAAATGTATTATGAGTGAACTTAGCTTAAGATGTAATACTCCAAGCACAGAGCTTTATGCCGATAACGAAGTGTATTTAACGAAAGAACAAGCAGTTCCTGAGATTGATATTCATTTATACATGGAACCATTTGATGTAAACGGATTGAGATGTAACTACATGGTGATTGATGAGGACGAAGTTGATCAAGAAACTTTAAAGGAGATAATTTAAGGAGGAATAATAATGAGTAATTTAGTAGATTATGCAAAAAGTGAATTAAAAAGAATAGGTATGATCGATAGCGGTGAACCTTATAATGATGCAGTAACAAATTCAATTCTTGAATTAATTGAAACTTTTAGTAAACAAGGACACAGCGGATTTACTGCTCCTTATACTATAGGTGTATTTGCTCGACTTGCAATGTTCAAACCATTAACGCCTTTAACCGGTGAAGATGATGAATGGCATGAAACAGAACCCGGTCATTATCAAAACAATAGATATTCTGCGGTTTTTAAGGATAAGGATGGTGTTGCTTATGATATTAATGGCAAGGTATTTACAGACGACGGAGAAACTTGGTATTCAAGCAATGAATCAAGAGTAAACGTAACGTTTCCATACACAGTTCCTGATAAACCGGAGCATGTATATTTAAATAAAAACCAGGAGGATAAGAATGAGTAAAATATTAGCCTTGGTTTTAAGCATTTTGGTTTCATTCGGTAACGTCGTTGACATTGATATTCCCGCAACAGAAAGTCCTGAAGAGTTCTTATTATGTGGTTTTACTCTTGAGGATATTTATGAGATGGCGAATACAACTATGATTGAAGCAGGCGGTGAATCTTACGAAGGGAAGCAGGCTGTAGTTGCCACTTTAATTAACCGTTATAACTCTTCAAAATACCCCAATACAATTCCTGAGATAATAGCAGATGGATATTCTACAAAACGAGCAGCAGTAGTAACACAGGAGTGCTATGACGCAGTTCTTTGGGGCATTCTCCATCAGGATATTTTCCCAGAAGACATGTATTGGTTTCATAGCAATCATTATCATACAGAAGTTGAGGGTAAGCGTTACAATTATATTCAAATCGGTAACAACTACTTTTCGACAGAGAGGAACTATGGTGAAAATTAAAGGAAAACAAATGAAAGCTTGGATGTTTGAAAACCCGATTACACATGAACGGTTTACATTATCCGACGCTCAAATGGATTCAATAAATTTTCATGTTGGTGATTGGGCAAGGGAACATGGATACGAGTTAGTAAAGACTTTTGATATCTCGGAGGACAACCAATGACCAGACTAGGATTAATTAACGCGATATTTAACATACCTCTTCATTCGGGAGCTTGTCCTTTTATGCACGCATGTAAAAACTGCAAGTACGAGAAAGACAAACCTCGTTGTAGTGAAGCATATTGGGACGAGGAAGTAACACTAGAAGAATTAAAGAAACGACTCAGTCGACTTTTTCCTGGCACATTCTCATAAGAAAGGAGGGATCAAAAATGAAGAAAGCACAAACAAAACCACCGCTTGGTGTAGAACCTGCATTCATATCTTCGGATAGAAGGATCGAAGAACTCGCAAAAGCTATAGAAAGATATTCGGGTTTAACTTTGTCTATGGAACCTGGGCATACACAATTAATACGAAAGTGGGCAAAAGAGATTCTATTTCATTGTGATATTTTAGATGAAATAAGCGGCGGAGAAGAGAAACCGATGACTCTGAACGAATTGCGAGCAGCCTATGGTTTAAAAGCGGTTGAAGCTTTTTCTGATATAAGGATAAAAAATGATTAAAGAACAAGTATTATATTTATGTGACCCGAAGAAAAACAAAGGGTGCACGGTACCGTGTTGTTATGGAAAACCGAACATACACCCAGACTGGGGCAAGTGTAAATACACAGACGACCCCAAGTATTCCAAAGACGGTAAGGAGTACTGGTATAATCCAGAGACTTCTAAATATGAAACTATTAAAAAGTAAAGGAGACAAAACACTATGAAGAAAGTATTTATTATGACACCTATTGAAATCAACGAAGAAGTAACCACAGAAAAGATCAACACTTATATTCGTAAGATGTCCGGTGCTATCAAGGCGATTCTTGAGGAAGACATCGAAGTAGTAACCAATTTCTTCCTTGAGCCCGTAGGCGTAGATAAAGATGGCGAAAAGATTATGCAGGTACGCAACCACAATGATGAAATCGCATACATGGCCGAGGAGCTTGCTGCTATCAAGGAGTGCGATTATGTTGCAGCTCCCAATTATTGTCCTGGCGGTTCAAACGAACTTTGGTCTTGCAACTTTGGTTTATCACATGAAAGATTATGGGTGAACGGACGCAAATTCATTAATCTTCCGATTTATGTCACTGATGATGGAGAGCGTCGTGACTGTTGTAGAAGACCCGTTAGTAGATACGACTTCTAAGGAGACTATAGAGCTTATGGATAAAGTTGTAGAGACATTTTACAATCTTGACCCAGACTTCAAGGAATACGTAGACAAGTATGTTATAAAAGAAGCGATTACTATAGAGGAAGCCATAGAACATAAAATCGTTCAATTATATTTGGACTATCTCGAAGAATCCAAGAAGTAAGTCCATGACCGCGAAAAATTCGGATTGTAGAATGAAGTGGAAAAATGTTCACCAAAAAGGAGGATTATATTTATGGACAGACAGTTATTACAAGATGCACTCGACTTTGCAGGAACGCGAGTTGAGGAACTTGAGGAGACGGTTAAGAATACCGACCCCTCAGCAAAAGGTTACAAGGAATTAACCGAGGCATACAATAAGTGGACTGACCGGTACAATGAGATATATTGTCAGTTGAACGAACTTGACAAGGTTGATGTTGAGTACGAAACTCTTAGACTCGAACAGGATAAATTAAGATTCGAACAGGAGAAGTTTAAGTACGAGAAATCGACCAAATCAAAGGACGATTTAGCGAATTATATTATCACCGGAGTCGAGATTGGAGCCAAAATATTAGTTCCAGTACTGATGCTGATGGGCACAACGGCACTCGGAAAACTGGCTTATGCAAAGGACCTCGATTTGAGCTTATGCAATGGTCGAGTGTGGAATGAAGGAACGAGTCTATTGAAACTCGCAACAATGAAAATTTAACACTTTAAAGGAGACACTTGGAGAAATCTGAGTGTCTCTCTTTTTAAGAGGAGTAAGTATGATAGGAGATCCAAAAGAAGTATATTTCGATGAGTATTGCAGTAAATGTGAAAACAAAGATGTAAGTGAAAGCGATGTAAACGGCAAGTGTTGGGATTGCTTAGAGCAGCCAACAATGGTCGATTCACACAAACCATTATATTTTAAGGAGGCAGACACCAATGAAAAACCCGCTCGCACTCATCAAGAGCAGCCCGGTAGTAACTAAGACTATCGAGGTAGCAACAAAAATTTACCTTAACCACGAATCGCTCATCTTAACGAGTGGTACGATTGGTTTCGGTATGGCGTCCACAGCAATTGCTATGAAGAACGCTGTGAAAATTAACGAAACAGTTATATTTACAAAGGAAGCCCTTGCAGAATGTAATACTAAAGAAGAGAAGAACGACGTGTACAAACTCTTCCTGCAGGAAATGGCACCACTCGTAGCACCAATTATATTATTCCAGGGAGCTATGATTGCATGCTCTCTTCTTTCTAAGAAGAAACTCGACCTCAAGGATAAGAAGATTGCAGAGCTCGCAGGCGCGCTTAGTATTGCACAGACAGCTGTAACCCAGTATCAGACGTTTGCGCACGAAGCTGAACAGTCTCTCGGAGAAAAGAAGTATGACAAGCTTCAGAAAGATATTTCCGAGAATATTAAAGTAGATGGTAAAAGATTCAATGCATTCCCTTCAGAAGGAGCTCCTGGTCAGGTTCTTCTTATTGATAAGTACACAGGAAGACCATTCTGGGGAACCGTACAGGAATGTAAGATTGCAGCTGAGAGACTGTCAGATGCTCTCACGTCCGGCCGCGATGATGTTGTCACCATCGAAGACTGGCATCTCAACATAGGTAATAATGATCTTATCGGAGATGGAGAGTCTGGAGTGCTCACAACCAAGTTCGGCTACAGAGTAGGAACATACGGCTACGATGATATTTGCGCAAAATTCACTGACGCGCATTACGTATACCCGAATGGAACCGTAGTTCCGGCATTTATTGTGCGTTTATATCCTGAACCCGCATGCGTGGAAGAGGAAATTGATTGAAAGGACGAGGCGTTACTGTTATCCGAAGACCAATGGTATTTATATTTGGAAAAGGAATACGGTTATGAACGCCCACGATACATTCGCGCAAAATTCAAGTAGTATTATGAAGGGGTAACCCTAAAATAAAAATTAAAAGGAGATAAAAATTATGGCAAAGAACATTCAGTTTGAACAGGAGAACAACGAAGGATTCGAAGAAGGAGCAGTAGTTGAGAAGGAAGCTAAGAAAGAGAATTCCTTAATTAGCAAAGTAAAGGGACTTAAGAAATGGCAGATAGGCCTCTTGATTGGAGGAGCAGCCATCGGTCTCGGATTTGCAGGAACAAAACTTATCAAGGTTATCTTCGGCAACAAAGAAGCTGCACAGGAAGTAGTTGAGAACGTCGTTGAAACAACAACTGAAGCTGTATCTGAAGCAGCACCTTTTTAATTGAATATTGAGAGAAGTCGAAAGACACTCGGAGAAATCTGGGTGTCTTGCTTCTGCTCAAGAAAGGAGAATTATATTTATGGCAGACAACAATGACTTAAGGGAAATCCCTAAGCATGACATAAAGGTTAACGCGAACATACAGGAGCACTCTTTGTTAAAAGATATTACTAAGGGTGCAATGGAAGAAATCATCGTTCCTAAGTCAAAAGGATTGATGAGGGATATGTTCTCAGGAATCATCGGTATGTTCGCGGATGCTCTTAAAGATTCACTCGATAGGTTTTTATATCCTGACGGAAACGCACCTACGAGAAGAAGTCCTGGGAGTAGTACATATACAAGTACTACAAACTATACGTCGTTTTCTCGCCCGATAAATAACTATCAGCCTAGCTCACAGCAGAAGGTTGGACAGAGAGCAGGCAACGAAGTTAATCTTATTTGGGTTGAATCCGAAGAGAAAGCAAAGCAGGTAATCGGAGCACTCAAGGAAGATATTGTAAACTATGGTAAAGCCAAAGTAGCAACTCTTTATGAGATGACAGGCCAGCGCACAACATTCGCTGACTTTAAATTTGGCTGGACAGATGTTAATGCCCTTGGATATTATGAAGACCGCAACAGACGTGGAGACGAGTTCAGATGGTTCCTGGATTTATCTAAGCCGGTTGACATAACTAATATTTGAAAGGAGTAATTATATTTATGAACCTCAAAAGAAGCTTAAAAGTTCTTGGAGCAATTTTGTATAAGAACAGAGCCAAGATCGAATTCATAGCGGGAGGTGCACTGGCTGCTACAGGTACCGCTATGATAATTTCTAAAGCAAGAAGAGCTGCTGAAGTGGCAGATGAGCTTGAAGCCAGAAATAACGCAATCCGAAGGATGGATTCTCATGATTCGTGGGAGAGCAAAGAAGAACGCAGCGAAACAAGAAAAGACGTTATCAAATACGCTGTTACGGAATACACAAAGTGTTATTGGAAGGCGCTCGCTGTAGAAGCTTTCGGATTCACTCTTATGGGAATCGGATTTGGCACTTCCCAGAAAGAACTTTCTAACATGGCAGCACTCGCTGCATCTTATGCAACCACTTTAGGTCTTGTCAAGGAAAGAGTAATCGCAGACCAGGGCGAAGCAAAGTGGCAGGAGTATTTGTTAGGACCTCAGAAAGTTACCGTTGAGGTGCAGCCTGATGGAACTGTGATTCAGACAACAACTCCAATTGAGAATCCAGGAAGAGGCGCAAATCTTCCTCCTTATAGCTATTTCTATAGCACTTCCAAAGACTATGAAAAAGACCCTAAAATGAATAAAGACCGTCTCGAATGTCAGCAGGGATGGTTGGATGATAAGCTTTGGGCAGAAGGATATTTGCTCACCAATGAGATTCTCAAGGACCTCGGATTGCCTCTTGTTAAATCCGGTTACACTTCTGGTATTCTTGCAGAGTATATCGACCCTGTAACAGGTGATAAAGTAAGAAATCACATTGATCTTGGACTCAACGCACAGAACGAAGCTGCACAGAGATTCAGAGATGGCTTAGAGCCTGATATTCTCTTACAGTTGAATGTCGAGCCCAACATTATCGACAAATTAAACTTTTTTGACATTTGATATTTTTGAAAGGAGACACACCATGAGTAACACATTGAAGATATTAGGAGCTATCGCAGCAGTAGGAGCTGTTGCCGCTACGACTTACGTAGTAGTAAAGAAACAAGAGAAAAAGAAGTCTGAAGAGAAGGTTGCTTTTTATGGGGCTGACGGTTCTGTAACTTACATCGCACCCTCTGAGGAAGAAGTTGAGAAGAAAGAGACCGTAATTGACAGGTTTAAGTTAGCAGCGCAGAAGAAGACAATAAAGATATTTACATGGATTATTCTTCATAAGAAGCAGCTTGAGGCTCTTGGTGTCTTAATGAGTGTTATCAGTGGTGTCTTCAGTATTGTATCTGCAGCGAAGGAATATTACACGGGTAAGAAACTTCGTAAAGAGATTGACGCATTATATTTAGATAGGATGGAGTTCCGCAGTGCTTGGAACGAAACTATCGATAACTACAATGAGTCTCTGCATTCAATTAAAACAGACATTGAACACTTAGAGCACATAATTAAGGAAGGAGCATAAGCATGGAAAAGGCACTAATGGCGACGGTTTGTCTTGTCGTTGGTACTGGTTTGGGCTTTACCGTAGGATATTACCTCGGTAAGTCCAATACTCAGACTGTTAATGACAATGATTATGTTGAGCCGATTAAAGTAGAAAAGAAAGATATTTCCGAACCCGAAAAAATCCAGGGGGAAGAAATCCCTGTAAAGGCTGCAAAAATTGCAAAGCCGGAAGAACCCGGTATCAACTATCGTCAGTTTATAAAGAAACTCGGGTATAAGCAGGAAACAGAACACCCTACAGATGACGAACCGGGAGACGATGATATTCCCGAAGGTCTCACCGAGGAAGAGGAAGAAGAACTCAAAGAAGAGTGTCAGGAAACCTATGAGGAGCGCTTAGAGCGCGAAGCACAGGAAGACGCAGAATCTGTAGAGGAGTATAAGAAAGAGCACGAGGGTAAGATTGAATTAATGTCTGAGGACGATTGGAATACGGATTTCCCGGAAACGGATTATGACCGTGAAGATCTCTATTACTTTACAGACTCCGACATCATTACAGATGAAGATGGACATCAGGTAGATGAGAACGAGTATATTGGTCCTACTGTAAGGCAGGTTGGATGGATGGCACCTGGAAGTCTTGACGAAGTTATTTATATTCGTAACCATCCTAAGGAAAAAGAGTTCAGACTGTTCAAGGAACGCTGTACAGTTGAAGATTGGTTCGCTTAGGAGGTGTTGCAATGTCTGATTACCTGACGTGGCTTGAATCACTCGTCGATGATGGTGATCACTCAACACTAATAAGATATTTGCATGAGCAAACTTTCAGATGGCAGTTTACTTTAGATGAGAACCGAGCTGCAGGCGGTATCAATCTAAGAAGGACTTTCTCCTATGAAAATAGTATTGATATTTATGACATAGGCACTGGTCCCTGTTCTATTCTGGAAATGCTCATCGGATTAGCAGACCGTATGACAGAATTAATTCCGGGTGATGTGTTTTATTGCTTTGGTCTGCTATTGCAGAACCTCAACTTAGCACAGTTTGACGATAATCACTTTGACGAGCGTAGAGTCAATTATATTTTGAATACTTGGTTAGACAGAGAGTATAACTCAAAAGGTGAAGGCTCACTATTCCCTCTAAAGCATTATGAGGGAGACTGTCGTAATCTTGATATTTGGGGACAGATGAATGCATGGATTGCAGAGAACTTCCCTCATACAGATGATTGGCTTTACAACTGAAAGGAGACAATTAATGAATAAAGAGTTCATTATATTTACACTGGTTAGTGGTTCTTTGATTGGTGGAGCATTGGCGCTTAGCCAGTATAATGCCAACAAAGATAGAGAATTAAGAGAAAAAGAAATCGAGAACCAGAAATTATATTTCGACAAGCTTTCACCGGAACAGGTCGAGCAGCTTGAGAAAGACAAACTTGAAGTAAAGAAGGCTCAGATTGAGCTCGACAGAGCTGTTGCTGAAAAGAACAGGTCCGAAGCAGAGCTTAAGAAGACAGTTACAGACTTCAAGGATAAGATTACAGAACAGATTCGTAAAGAAGTTAAGCAGAACATCGAAGGAGACATGCGCCGGACTTTCGATGACTGGGCAACTAAGTACGAAGTAAAACTTGATAGCAAGGTTGACAGAGTTGTGAGCCGTATCGACACACTTTCCGACAAGTACGGTGGTGTTAAGATGCCTACAACAGCCGCTCCATCTATCAATGTTGTGAATGCTCCAAACACAAACAACTAAAAGATATTTTGGGAGGATTAGGGAATGTTTGACTTCCTAAAAATAATCAAAAATTATCAACGAGGTAGATATTATTATCAACCCACGTTCATTACAAAATCCTCCATCAAGGATGTCATGACAAGAGGCGGCTCGTTTTATGCAATTTATGACGAGGAAACCGGTCTTTGGACTAAAGAAAAGCCGAGAGCAATTGAACTTATAGACCAACAAGTAAGAGAGTATGCTGAGAAAGACTCAGGAGAAATCGCCATGCAGGATGCTGAACATGGGCCTGTAATAATGTCCATGTCAGACTCTGCGAATCACTTAGTTGAGAGATTCGAGAGATTCTGTAAGACGATGGGAGACTTTTGGATTCCTCTTGACCAGAAAATGATATTTTCAAACAGTGAGGTTAAGAAAACAGATTATGCTTCAAAGAAGCTGGATTACCCTTTACAGGAACAACCAACACCTTACTACGATGCGCTTACATCGGTATTATATTTACCAGATGAGGAAGAGAAGTGGGAGTGGGCTGTAGGAGCAATGATTTCTGGTGACAGTTCCAAAATCCAGAAAATGTTTGCTTTCTATGGAGAACCCGGTAAGGGTAAATCCACAATCATCTCAAAGATATTTGCTGAGCAGATTTTCGGAGACGAGGACGGTTACGCTAAAAAGTTCGAAGCAAATAATCTGTGTAACGGCAATGACTTTGCAACTGACTTCTTAGCAAATGACTCAATACTTGTTTATGACGATGATGCTGAAATGGGAATGATTAGTGTTAGGTCTACACTTAACAAAATTATATCCCATGAGAGTGTAAGAGTTAACGGAAAGTTTGAAAGGACTTTCTATACGAAACCTAAGTGTATGATATTTGTGGGTTCGAATGACCCGATTCAGTTAAGTCCTAATTCGGGTATGAAAAGAAGACTCATTGATATTCGTCCAACAGGTAACTTACTTGATGCATCAACCTACGACGATTGCATGGAGCATATTCCGTTTGAGAAATCAGGAATAGCATGGAAATGTCTGCAGGTTTACAAGAAGTTAGGTCGTCACTATTATGACCATTATATTGCCGAGGATATGCTCGCAAGAACTTCACCGTTTCATAACTACGTTATTGAGAACGTTATGGAACTCAAGGATGGAATCAGTCTTGCAAATGCTTATGATATGTATCTCAGATATGCGGAGACGTGTAAGTTTAAGAATGAGATGCCCAGGTACAAATTCAGAGACACTCTGAAGTTATATTTTGATCAGTACGAGGACAGTAAGTTCAGCGGCTTTAGATGGGACAAGATTGGTAAAGAGAAACCAGCAGAAGTTAAGATTGATATTTCTAGTTGGCTTAAGTTTGATTGTACAACCTCACTCTTCGATAAAGTATTTGCAGATAGACCTGCTCAGTATGCCTCCGAAGATGGTTTCCCTTCTTGCAAATGGGAAAATGTTAAGACGACTTTGTCGGATATTGATACAAGCAAACTTCATTATGTAAAGACAACTGAGGATATTATTACTGTTGATTTTGATAAGAAAGATGAAAATGGCAATAAGTCTTTGGAGCTAAACATCGAAGAAGCTTCCAAATTTCCTCCGACTTACGCCGAATTGTCTAAATCCGGTTGTGGGATTCACCTAAATTATATTTATACTGGCGGAGATCCCGATGAACTTTCAAGGATATTTGCACCAAACATAGAAGTAAAAGTACAAAAAGGTAACGCAGCATTAAGGAGACAGCTCACAAGATGTAATGATTTACCAATCGCTGAGTTAAGTTCTGGGTTACCATTAAAAGCGAAAGGAGTAAATAAAATGGTTGACTGGGATGGCTATAAAAGTGAAAAAGTCCTAAGGTCTATGATAGTCAAAAACCTTAAGAAAGAATACCACCCTGCCACCAAACCTAGCATTGACTACATAAACGATTTGCTTAATAAAGCATACGAGTCGGGATGTACTTACGATGTAAGAGACATGCAGAATGATATTCTCAATTTTGCTATGAATAGCAGTCATCAGTCTGACTATTGTGTAAGAGTAGTATCAAACATGCTTCTCTGTTCGAAAGATATTCTCGACAAAGAGCGTGAAGATGATATGGAGTCTGTAGATGAGAATGCACCGATTGTCATCTACGACGTGGAAATAGCACCTTCCTATAAGCAATATGTAGCCTATTGCGAAAAGAATGATATTCCGATAAACCCTAAAGTCCCTAAGGATTCGAAAGCACACTTCTTAATTTGCTGGAAGTTCTTAGATGATGAGAAGTATATGTGGGATAAGAAGAAAGATATTCTGTTGAATCCTGCTAAGAAGGTTAAGTCGGTTTCTAAGATGCTTGACCCTAAGCCGGATGATGTGGCTAAGCTGTTTAAATACAGACTTGTAGACTTCAACGGCAGGTCATATGATAGACACATGATTTGGGCAGCTTCTCAGGGTTACACACCGGAAGAATTATATTCTCTTAACACGAGAATTATAGCCGAGAAAGACAGTAGGGCCAAGTTTGGACAAGCGTACAATCTTGGTTACACTGATATTCTTGACTTCGCTTCCGGAGATAACAAGAAAGGTTTGAAGAAGTGGCAGATTCAGTTACACATTCGTCATAAGGAATGGAATAAGCCTTGGTATGAACCAATCGCTGATGAAGACCTGATTGAATGGACCGATTACTGTTCTAATGACGTAACAACAACTGAAGCTTTGTTTGACCGTTTGGAAGATGACTACGAAGCTAGATTGATATTAGCCAAGATAGCTGGTGGTACACCGAACGATACAACAAACACACTTACAACCAAGTTATTAACTCACGGTATTGACGACCCTCAGTCTCAATACATATACACAGACTTGTCTACGATATTCCCTGGTTATGAGTATCATCCAGAAGGAATCCCTAAGGAAAGATATTCTGATGCCCCGGGCACTAAAGTATCAACTCGTAAATCTATCTACTTGGGTGAAGACCCTTCGGAAGGCGGGTTTGCTAATTGTCCTAAACCTGGCATATATACAGATGTTGATTTGTTCGACATCTTATCAATGCATCCTCATAGCGGTATTGCACTCAAGGCATTTGGAAAGATTATTACCAAGCGTTATGAGAACCTTGTAGAGGCACGAGCGTCTATTAAACATATAAGGGAGATTGGAGATGAGTATTACAAAGAAGCACTCCGAAGAATGGAAGCGCTTAAGGAAGGCTCTTCTGAAGTTATTAAAGATATTCTTGCTGGATTATCTGGAGATACTCTTAAAGCAAAGTGTAAAGCAATCGCAAATGCACTTAAGACAGCAATCAACTCAGTCTACGGACTCACCTCAGCAAAATTTGACAATAAACTCAGAGACCCCAAGAACGTAGATAACATAATTGCTAAGTATGGAGCTCTGTTTATGATAACGCTGAAGCACAAACTCCAAGAGATGGGCTATACAGTGGTTCATATCAAGACAGACTCAATCAAGGTAGCTAACTGTGATGAGAAGTGTAAGAAGTTTATCATGGAATTCGGTAAGAAGTACGGTTATACATTCGAACACGAAGCTCATTACAGTAAGATGTGTATTGTCGACGACGCACAGTATGTAGCATTTGAGGATGAAGCCGATGGCGAGAAACTCAAGGAGCCGTTCTGGACAGTAACAGGAGCAAAGTATGCCGCACCGTATCTGTTTAAGAACTTATTCAGTCACGAAGAAGTAACATTCGATGACTATCCTGAAACTAAGTCAGTTGATGACGCAGCATTATATTTGGTTAACGATAACGGAACCGAGAACTTCGTAGGAAGAGTTGGTTCTTTTGTTTGTGTAAAACCTGAGTATGGTGCACAGTTGATTAGAGTTAAAGGAGATAAGCGTTCAGCCGTAACCGGTACGAAGGGATACTACTGGGCAGAAGCTGATGCTGTTAGAGAGCATCCTGAAAGACTGAACATGGATTACTACAGAGCTAAGTGCGATGAAGCGATCGAATCAATTAACGAGTACGGAGACTTTGATATTTTCTCAGAGTCTCCTTTTACTGGCATGAATCCGCCAGAATAATACGTGAATAGGAGAAAATTAATATGAAACTTACAATTGACAGAAATGGACGTTCCGAAACTTTAATGATTGAAGGTGCAGGTCAGGAAGATATTCTTCCCGGTAGTTTTAGAAACTTCAGAGGAGAGAAGAGAAAGAGCAAGAACGGCACCATCGTTAACGACGAAGGTAAGAGAAACTTCACCCTAGCTCTTAACCTTCCTGTAGAGGGTCTTGATGACCTTGCAGCACTCGGATTGAAAATCAAGGAAATACCTGCAAGAGACGGTGAAGAGTATGGTGATGAGCCTCTTAGATTTGTTAAGGTAAATGTCGCATACGGTGGTAAGCAGCCTCCCGAATTGTTCTTGGTAAACGACAAAAAGATGAAGCTTCTTACCGAGAACGAACTTGCTCTTTTAGATGGAGCAAGATTTAAGAGTGCTGATTTGGTTATCAGAACTTATCACAGAGACGAGACCACATGCACATTATATTTACAGAAGGGCTATTTCACACTTCAGCAGGATCCCATCTCTGCTAAGTATGCTCATCTGGACATCGATGAACTTGGTGTTGATTCCGACGGCGAAGAGCTGCCTTGGGATTAAGATATTTTAAGGAAGGAGGACCAACAAAATGGCTAAGAAGAAAGTAGTTGCTTGGTATGAAGGTCTTAACGTTAAGTTTGAACACATATCAGCAAAGGGTAACTTGGTTTGTAAGAAACTTACCAAGAAAGATATTTCTGCCATTAAGGCCGGCGGCCACAGAATTCGTAAGATTCCTAGTGGCTACTTCGTAATCTCTGAGAAGTAAGGAGAACGTATGAACACGGAACTATACCCGCATCAAATTGAAGCGCTTAAAAGAATGCACAATGGTTGTATTCTTGCTGGCGGCGTAGGCTCCGGGAAGAGTAGAACTGCCCTGGCTTATGTGTTTATGCATGAGCTGGGCGGCTCTCTTCGAATTAACGGAAAGGGCGTTTATGCTGACCCAGAGTTACCAAAAGATATTTACATCATCACCACGGCTAAGAAGAGAGATGAGAAAGAGTGGGACGAAGAAGTAGCGTACTTTGGTCTACAAAATCATGTCAAGGTAACAGTAGACTCTTGGAACAATCTTCCTAAGTATAAGAACACAATAGGAGCAATGTTCATTTTTGATGAGCAGCGAATAGTTGGTTCTGGTGCTTGGGTTAAGTCTTTCTTAAAGATAGCAAAACGAAATCACTGGATATTACTCAGTGCAACACCTGGTGATGATTACCAACAATACATCCCTGTACTTATAGCAAATGGCTATTATCGTTCAAGGAGTCAGTTCAAACAAGAGCACATGGTATTTAAACCCTATATGAATTTCCCCTGTTTAGACCATTACATAGGAACCAAGAGACTGGACTTTTACATAGCACAGATTCTGGTTACTATGGAATTCACCCGTAACACAGTAAGACACTATGAGCAGATTATTTGTAACTACGACAAAGATATTTACAAGAAGGTTATGAAAGAGCGTTGGAATCCATACGACAATTGTCCTATTGAAGAGACTGGCAAGCTTTGTTACTTGTTACGTAAAGTATCCAACGATTCCACTGATAGACTTATGAAATGTTTACAGATAGTAGAACGACACAAGAAAGTAATAATCTTCTACAACTTCTCTTACGAACTTTATGCACTAAGATATTTGTTCTCAGAGAACGGATTCGAAGTGAAAGAATGGAATGGCGAGAAACACGAGCCTGTACCTACGAGTGATAAGTGGGTTTACTTAGTTCAGTACAGTGCCGGTTCCGAAGGATGGAACTGCATCACAACTGACACAATGATATTCTACTCACAGAATTACTCGTACAAAGTCTTCGAACAGGCGTCTGGTAGAATAGACAGACTGACCACGCCATTCAAGGACTTGTATTACTACTGTCTCAGAAGCATGAGTCCAATTGACATCTCCATCAAGAGGGCTTTGAACCTGAAGAAGAACTTCAACGAAAAGATATTCTTACGAGACAGAGAGTACGAGAAGAGTTCAGGAAGAAGGGTGGCTTAATATGCTTAAACAAATTAAAGGACACCCCGACTATTGTGTATCAGAAGACGGTGAAGTATATGCCATTACTGAACGGCAAGGACTTAAAGTATTAAAGAAAGATGTTTCGAATGGGTATGCACGAGTGCAACTCAATCGAAGAAACTATTATGTAGCGGATTTGGTAGCCGAGTACTTTTTACAGCCTCGTCCAAATCCAAACTACAAACTATTCTACGTTGACGGTAACAGAAGCAACTGTGCAAAGGGAAATCTACGATGGATGAGCAAATCAGACATACAAAGATATTCTCAGTACACGGTTGAATACCGTCAACAATATTTAGGAGAGTGGTAGATTTTTCTATTGCTCTCTTTTTTGCTTACCCCCAGACCTAACGTGTCAAATTCTATTTGTATAATAGAGAGGGAGGGAAAATCTTGCATAAAACTAAAACAAACCCCGTTCAAAGTAGCAAGATATTCTCGCTCTCTTTGTCTTTTCGTGAAAGGAGACAAAGATTATGTTGGAGAGAGACTATCAACCAAAATTAAAAAAGAAGTTAAAAGCTATATTTCCACCTGGAACAAAGATTCTTAAGAATGATGCCAGGTATCTTCAAGGTATTTCTGATTTACTTGTTTCTTACGGCGCTAAGTGCGCTTGGCTGGAAGTCAAAGATTCACAAGATGCATCTCATAGACCAAACCAGGATTTCTATGTAGAGCAAATCAACTCTCAAGGAGGTTTTGCAAGATTCATCTACCCCGAAAACGAAGAAGAAGTAATTTCTGAATTAAGGGGGTGGTTTGGAGTATGAGCTTTATTTGGCATGAGCACCAATACGATGTTCCTAAAGATGGACACGCTTTACTTGGCGGTTCTAATTATGCATGGGTAAACTATGATGAAGAAAAACTTTACAACTACATGGTTTCAATCTATGCTAAGACAATAGGGACACTCGTACATGAACTAGCAGCGAAGTTGATAAAGAACAAACTCAAGGTAAACAAAAGTGAAGCTAAGAAGATGATTATGCTTCATCTACTGGAAAACGGAATTCCCCGTTCAGTTATCGATGTAGAAAGATATTCTGAAAACTTTACTGCTTATGTAAATGATGCAATAGGTTTCGATATGAGACCCGAACAGAAATTGGTTTACAGCCAGAACGCTTGGGGAACGGCCGATGCCATTGCATTTAACGAAAAGAAAGGTATTTTAAGAATACACGATTTCAAAAATGGTGTTACACCACCAAGTCTGCACCAACTTGAAAACTATGCTGCTTTTTTCTGTTTGGAATACCACATTCTTCCAAAAGATATTTCTATGGAGCTTAGAATCTATTGGCTGAATCAGATCATTACCGGTTTTCCTACGGCAGCAGACATCGTTCCTATTATGGACGAAACAATTACAAAAAGTAAATACATTGACACGTTAAAGGAGGGTTAAGCCATGGAAGAGTTTCTGATGCATGCCGGTGTGGCTCATGATGAGAACCCTCCGACAACTGGTTCAGGAAGATATCCGTGGGGTTCAGGAAACAGACCTCACCAGCATTCATGGGATCTTAAATCCAGATACGAAAAACTCAAGGCATTAGGCATGACTGAGAAAGAGATTGCCGCTGCTATGGGTTTCACTAAAGAAGAATGGGACAACGTTAATCACCAGATGGTTCAAGGAGGTCACATTGCTAAACTCAGAGCCGAGAAAGAAATAGCTGTTGCTAATGTAAACTCGGACAAGTATGAGGAAGTAATGTGGTACTACAATCACATCGACCCTAAGACTGGTAAGCCTTACACAAGAGCTGAGATTGCCAGAATTATGGGTATTAACGAGTCTTCGGTTCGTTCTATAGAGAACACCAAAACAGCTGCTGAGGATAATCAGTTATTTAGAGCAGCAGAACAGCTTAAAAAGATATCTGCAGAGAAAGGTATCATTGACGTTGGTAAAGGCGTTGAACATGAGTTAGGAATTTCACCTGATAGACTTAACACAGTTTTGGAAGTTCTTAAGAATGAAGGTTATACTGTAGAGAATGTTGGTATTAACTACGCAAGTAATACGAATCGCCAGTTCACAATCAAGGCATTATGTCCTCCTGGTATGGAAGGTACCGCCTGGCAGCATAGAGATGAAATCAGAATGTGTCAAGATATTGATGGAATTGACAATGTTGCTACTCTTATGGGTTGGCAGAAACCTGTTAAAGTTGATTTAAACAGGGTAGATATTCTCTACGATGAAAACGGTGGTTCCAAGAAAGACGGAATGATTGAAATAAGGGCTAAATTAGATTCTCAAGGTAATCCTATTCCGGCTTGTGAAGATTTAAGTCTTGGAAACGCCAGATACGGACAGGTTAGAATAGCTGTTGATTGTGGCGAATTAGGAACTCGCTACATCAAAGGTATGGCTGTTTACAATCCTAACCTTCCGGAAGGAAAAGATATTTTAGTTAACTCCAATAAGTCTATAGAAGACGGTGTTAAGAAAGCACTCAAGGATTATAACGAGGATGCTCCTAATCCGTTTGGTGCTACAGTAGTACAGACCTATATCAAGGATAAGAACGGTAACCCAGTAATAGATCCTAAAACAGGAAAACCTAAGCTGTCAGCGATTCAGTTTGTAGGAACTCCTACAGATGATGACCATGACATGCATGTTGAAGGTTCTTGGGGAGATTGGAGTAGAAACTTACCGGCACAGTTCTTAGCAAAACAGAACTTGCCTTTGGTACAGCAACAGCTAAAGCTTAAGACTTTGGAAACAGAAGCAGAGTACAAAGATATTTTAAGCATGACTAATACAACTGTTAAAAAGAAGATGCTTATTGACTACGCTGATGCTTGTGATGCGGCAGCAGTAGATCTTAAAGCAGCTCCGTTACCGGGACAAGGTGTTCATGTAATTCTTCAGTCAAACTCACTCAAGGATAATGAAGTCTTTGCTCCTAACTATGCTAACGGAACAACAGTTGCTTTAGTACGATTTCCTCATACAGGGCCTTTCGAGATTCCTGTTTGTACAGTTAACAACAGCGACAAAGAAAGTAGAAACCAGATTGGTAAGAATGCTAAAGATGCTATTTGTGTAAGTAACGCTACAGCAAACAAGCTTTCTGGCGCTGACTTTGATGGTGATACTTGTATTGTAATTCCTATGACTAGGAAGAACTCTCAAGGTGGTTTTGACAAAGTTGTTAATATTAAGTCTATGGAGTCTCTTCCTGGACTCAAGGATTTCAACCCTACAGCAGAATACGGAGAGAAGAAGTTTCCCGATACAAAATACCATAAGATGACTGCAAAAGAAAAAGGCATCGAAATGGGTGTAGTATCGAACATGATTACCGATATGTATGCTAAGGGTTGTGAAGACTATGACCATCTCGAAAGAGCCGTTAAGTATTCAATGGTTGTAATTGATGCAGAAAAACACAAGCTTAATTATAAGCAGGCTTACAAAGATTACAACATTCAGGAGCTAAAAGATATTTACCAGAAGAAACCAGACGGTTCTTACGGCGCTAGTTCACTATTGTCACAGGCTAAGTCTCCTTATAAGATTGATGCTAGGTCAGAAAGATATTTGATTAACCCTGAAACAGGAGAAAAGCAGTACCTCGCTCCTAAGAAGACAGAAAAGAATGAACGTGTAAGAGTCAAGGTAGAAGCACCCTCTGAATATAGGTGGATTGATGAGAATGGCAGAGCTCATAAGAGTAAGTACATGAAGGATGCCAACGGAAAAGATATTTATGCTACCTATGACGGAGAGATTAAGCAGGATAAGACTGGTAACTACTACTATGACAAAGGTAGTGGAAAAGATATTTGGAAGAACACCGGTAACAAAGTAAAGATTCAGCAAGAGATTCCTAAGATGGAGTATGTCAAGGATGCTAGACAGCTTCTCAGTAGCAACCCTAATGCTATAGAGAAGACCTATGCGGACTATGCTAATCATATGAAGGCTCTTGCTAACACTGCTCGTAAAGAGTACTACCGTCTGCAAAACGATCCTAAGGAGAAAGAAAAGAACAAGATTGACCCTAAGGCCAAAAAGATATTTGCAGAAGAGGTAGAGTCACTTAACCGTAAGCTTGAGAAGGCAGAGAAGAACGCACCCCGTGAGAGGCAGGCCCAATTAATGGCCAACTCCAGAATAAATGCTGCCCTTGCTGCAGATAACGAGGGCAAGTATGATTCTGCAGAAGAACGTAAGAAGCTTAGGGGACAGTGCCTCAAGCAAGCCCGTATAGATGTGGGTGCCTCTAAAGATAGAGTAACATTCACAGACAAAGAATGGGAAGCTGTACAGAATCATGCAATTGGTGAAACAAAACTTAATAAGCTCCTCCAGAATGCTAATTCAGAAGAGTATAAGGCTAGGGCGTTGCCTAGAGAAAGTAGGATTAGTGATGCCAAGAAGAATGTTGTTAAAGCATACTATCAGGCAGGCTATACTTACGAACAAATAGCAGCAATGACTGGTGTTTCACAGAGTTCTATCTCAGGTATTGTAAAGTAAGGAGATTGTAATGGAAGAAAAGAAAGAACTTTGGATTACCACAGTTGACAACCCATTCGATCCCTTCACACAATGGGATAGATGGTTCAACTTTGATGAGCAACACAACTACAAAACATGTGAACGAGTTGCAAGACTTGCACATTGTAACCCTGATACTCTTACAACAAAAGAAAACGATGAATTTGTAAATCAAGCTTTAATTGATTTGTGTGACCTATATGGCGACAAGGTTTATAGGATTGTTGTCGAAGGAGAAACTCAAGCTTGGTAAGGCTCTTTCTATAGTTTTCTAAGAAAATTCAAGGAGTTTTTGACCGATAACCCCTGTTGAAGTTAAACAAACTGCTTTGACAGGGGGAGGGGGTCTCCTAAAATACACCCCCTATCTGATCGCGCCGGACTTTATATTTTCCCCGGCGGGAATTTTTGTGAAACTGTTTTAGATTTAGGAGGCGGCCATGGAGCTATTTCATCACGGAATCAAAGGACAGAAGTGGGGTGTTCGTCGTTACCAGGACTACAATGGACATCATACTGAGCTAGGAAGATACAGAGACCGCCGAAGAGGCAACGTGTTTATATCTGGTACTTCCAAACTACAGGACAAAACTTCGAAGTACTACAGATCCTCTTTACCCAAACCTATTAAGCAGGAGATTGATAACTATATTCGTAACAAGAAGAAGATCATCGTTGGCGATGCACCAGGTCTCGACACAGCTGTTCAGGAATATTTGGCAGAGAAGGGTTACCGGAAAGTTGTAGTTTATGGAACCGACTACACCCGAGTTAATAAGGGTGGTTGGAAAGAAGCTATCAGTGACGGGTCTCAGTACGAAGAAGGTTCTTCTGATTGGCACAAAGTAAAAGACAAAGCGATGCAGGATGATGCAATGCAAGGTCTTGCTGTTATTTTGGAAAACGGTGGAGCTGGAGCAACACGAAAGAATGTTGAAGCTCTCATCAAACAGAATAAGAAAGTTAAGATCTACGAATTACGAGGCACAGAAGTGGAGAGTCTCGATAGATGGGTAGATAAGTTAACTTGATTTACTTTTTACTCTACTTCTACCGGGGCATGAGTGATTGTTATTTTTCAGGGTCTGGTGAACCCTGACTCCTTTCACGAGTTGTCTCCAACAGTCATTTGTGCCTTGATAAAAGTAGAGTAAAAGTCTAGTGAAAGGACAGAAAACACCATGAAAAGACAAGTGGTATGTACTGAATCCTCACCAGATCCAATACAAACTACTTCAATTCTCAAGTCCGCAACACCAGAAGGACGAGAAAACGAACTAGTTGACATGGCATTCGACGAGGTTGCGTGGCGAATCAAGAACCACAAAGCATCCGGAGCTGAATTAGTTCAATTATTGAAAGCAGGATCTGCGAGGGCAGAACTAGAAAAAGCAAAAATAGAAGCTGACTTGGAATTACAGAAAGTTAAAGCTGAAGCAATTGTAGAAGGTAGATCTATGGAAGACATTGCTAAGAGAGCAATAGACATGTTTAAGATCTACAGCGGTTATGAAGGTGATGAAGAAGTATGAGTTACAAAACTTACAGTGAATTAATACTTCTCCCTACATTTGAAGAACGTTTCATATATTTAAAACTAAACGGACAATGCTCAGTAACAACTTTCGGTGGTCATCGACAGCTTAACCAAATGCTATACAAATCTCCGATGTGGTTAGATGCTCGGAGAAGAGTAATAATTCGCGACGATGGTTGTGACTTAGGAATTAAGGATAGACCCATTAACGGTAAGATCATTATTCATCACATCAATCCAATTACGATTGAGCAAGTGATTAACTTTGATCCTGCCGTATTCGATTTGAACAATCTGATCTGTGTATCAGCAGAAACTCACAATCAAATACACTATGGAAACGGCGACATTCTTATACCAAGTATCGTAATCGAGCGAAAACCAGGAGATACAAAACTCTGGTAGGATTAAAACAAGAAAGGAGGGAATAAAGTATGTCAATACTGAACGATGTTAAAAGTTTGGTTGGCATTGTTCCAGACTATGAAGCTTTTGACAACCAATTGTTAATTTGTATAAATTCAGCATTTGCTACCCTCCATCAGCTTGGCGTTGGCCCTAAGGAGGGTTTTGAAGTTAATGCCAACACGGAATGGGACGAGTATATTTCTACAAAGCGTCTCAATTTCATTAAACAGTATGTCTGTATGAAAGTCCGAGTAATGTTTGATCCGCCCTCAAGCTCATTTGCGCTGGATGCTATTAAAGAGCAGATTAAAGAGTATGAATGGCGAATCAATTCAGAGGTTGAATGCTATGGCGAGGAGGATGAGTAAATGGGATATTTTACTAGTGAAACAGAGCTCGCTCACCATGGAATTCTCGGACAGAAATGGGGTAAAGTCAGTGGACCTCCGTACCCCTTATCTACAAAACAGCATACTTCTGTAGTAAGTAGAGCCAGTAATGCTGAAAGACTTGCAGCTATAGAGCGAGGCGGAGGTTCAGCAGCTTCTTTACATACTACAAACGCTAAGAAAACTGGCAGAGCAGGTAAATTACTCAATAAAGTTACCAAAATGGATGTGTCTGCTTTAAAAGTAAGGTCTGCGAGTGATCTCAAAAACGTAAAGAAGTATATAGCAACATACATGCTTGGTAAAAACGAAGTAGATACTCTACTTAAAGCTAACACAAAGTTTAGTAGAATACAGACTTCTAAAGAAATGGAAGAGTTTCCTTTCTACGCAACCTATAAAAAGCATGATGTCAACATGTACGAAGGTCTATTTGGTAAGAACCTGAAGAATAGAGCCTTAGCAGAAGCAAAAGCATCTGGTGACGCAGAACAGATCCAGAAAGCTAAGGATATGGAAGTGTACAGAGTCGAGTTAAAGAATACAAAAGGACTTAAAGTACCTTCCGATGAGAACGCAGGTAAAATTACAGCCGGTCTTCTTAAGGATAAGGAGTTTAAAGAGAATCTTAAAGCTTCCATCGATGATTCCAGAGAGAAGATGAAGAGACCTTCGCAGCAAATGCTCTTTAAGAAAGCTGATAAAGCGCTTGAGAAGCATCCCGAACCTGGTTTGGATAGTAAGGACAAGAAGAACTTATACAAAGCTCTCAACCTTACCCTTACAAACCATAACAGCCAGGAAGTAGCAATGCAGAAAACTTTCTATAACGAAATGAAGAAGAAAGGTTATCATGCATTAGTGGATACAAACGATCAGGAATACAGCTCTTACCATGCTAAGCGTCCTATGATTGTTTTTGACACTACTTCTACTTCAGTTGATAAGGTTCACACTCTCAATGAGAAGAGAGTTAACAGATTAAACAAGGTTTACAATACCGAAAGAATTCTGAAAGAATCAGTTGAACAGATCTTCGGTACTCCAATGAAAGCTTTAAGTCACTCGGAAGGAGGATACGACATGTATTACGCGGTAGATGATACTACTGAAGATCTCCAGCACCATGGCATCTTAGGTCAAAAGTGGGGTGTAAGGAGATTTCAGAGACCGGATGGTACTAGAACTGAACTTGGCAAGAAGCGAGAAAGATTAAACAGTCAAGAGTCTTCACCTAGGCCGATGACTCAGTACGAAAAAGCAAGATATAAGTACGACTCAGAAGGTAATATTGTAAGAAAGAATCTTCAGAACATGACTGATGATGAGCTAAGAGAGGCTACAGCTCGTTATAGATTAGAGAAAGACTATAAAGATACAGTTGGTGATTTTCGTAATAAGAACGGAAAAATTACATCAACCGGTGCCAAAGTAGTTGGTTCCATGATTGCTTCTAGCGGATTGGTGCTTTTATCGAATGCTTTAGGCGGTAAAGAAAATCAGTTAAAAGGCAGAGATTTAGTTAACAAAGTTATGCTTACTGCAGGTACCATTGGTATAACGGTATTAGCTGCCGATAAAGGTTTGAAAGCAGGGTGATTGAATGTTATCCAATACTGCTACTCCGAAATACTATGGTAAGTTCCGGACAGATGTGGTAATGGGTAAAATTCCAGTCAATGAATACGTCTCCATGGAGATGAACCGCATTGACGCTTTAATCGCCAATCCAAAATACTACTATGATGATAAACCAGTAGAAGGCTGGATTGCATTCTGTGAAGGAGAACTTACACTAACTGATGGATCTAATCTTAAACTATTAGATTCATACAAACTTTGGGGCGAACAGATCTTTGGATGGTATTACTTCGTCGAAAGAGTAGTTTGGAGTCCCAATATAAATGGTGGTAGGGGCGGATTCATTAAGAAAAAGTATAAGAAAAGACTTGTACAGAAGCAGTATTTGATTGTAGGACGAGGTGCAGCTAAGACTCTCTATGACACTTGTATACATGCATATTTCTTAACGATTGACCCTTCAACTACTCAGCAAATGACCACTGCACCGACTATAAGACAGTCAGAAGAAGTACTTGCGCCTTTCCGTACAGCTATTGCCAGATCTCACGGTGACTATTTTACGTTCCTTACACAAGGTTCGCTACAGAATACCACTGGAGATAGGGCTAATAGACAAAAGTTAGCTTCTACTAAGAAAGGTATACAGTACTTCATAACTAATTCATATCTCGAATCTGTTCCTATGTCAATTGACAAGCTACAGGGACGAAGAGATAGAGTTGCTACAGTTGACGAATGGCTGTCATGTGACATTAGAGAAGATCCTATAGGCGCTATTGAGCAGGGATCATCTAAATTACCTGACTATTTGATAGTAGCCACGTCTTCAGAGGGTACTGTACGTAACGGTGTTGGTGACACGATCAAAATGGAGCTTATGAAGATCCTGAAAGGTGAGTATGATGCTCCTCACGTGTCAATTTGGTGGTATTGCTTAGACGATATTAAAGAAGTAGGCGACCCTGCCATGTGGGTTAAAGCAAACCCTAACATCGGCAAGACCGTTTCTTACGAAGCTTACCAGCGTGATGTAGAACGAATGGAACAAGCTCCGGAAACCAGGAACGACATCCTGGCAAAAAGATTCGGAATTCCGAGAGAAGGTTGTACTTACTTCTTTACTTATGAAGAAACAAAGACTCATCCGAAACAAGACTTCTGGAACATGCCATGTGCATTAGGCGCAGACTTGTCTCAGGGTGGTGACTTCTGTTCATTCTCATTCTTATTCCCTTTACGGGGCGGAAGGTTTGGAGTTAAGACAATTAACTACATTTCCGACTTTACTTTACACAAATTACCGAGCGCTATGCGAGAGAAATATCAACACTTTATCGATGAGGGCTCACTTGTAGTCATGGAAGGCACAATTCTTGACATGATGGAGGTCTATGACGATCTGGAACTTCGTTACACAACAGCAGGTTACGATATTAGATCATTTGGATTTGACCCCTACAATGCTAAGGAATTTGTCAACAGATGGGTTACAGAAAATGGAGAATTTGCTGTGGAGAAAGTAATACAGGGAGCACGAACAGAATCAGTGCCGCTTACTGAGTTAAAGAAACTGGCATCTGAACGCATGCTCATATTCGATCAGGAGTTAATGATGTTCACGATGGGTAACTGTATCACGATTGTTGATACAAACGGTAATAAGAAACTATCAAAGAAAAATTACGATGCAAAGATTGATGCTGTGGCATCTATGATGGATGCTTTCATAAGTTATAAGCTCAATAAAGATGCATTCGAGTAAGGAGCGCGGAATGGAACATTACGATGGATATTTGGAACATCATGGCGTTCGCGGAATGAAGTGGGGTGTTCGGCGTTATCAAAATTACGACGGTTCATATACTCAAGCTGGTATGAAAAGATTTCGTAAATCTGAAGAAGCTTATGATGAAGCCGACAGTCTTTACAAGTATGCGAAGAAAGCACACAAGTCTACAAAAAAGAATGGCAGTTACCATGATCCGGATAAGAATGCTGATATTGCAGTTCCTAAATCAGTTGTTGTTCAAGCAAAACTTAATAGAAAGAAAGCCAAAAGACAGCTTGAGAAAGATTATAACCATCTTAAACAGGATAAACTTGGTGACCAGGGTAAGAATCTCTATGCTTCTGGTAAGACAATCACAGGTAATACAGCAGTTACAAATATATTAAATACAATTGGAACTGCATCTTTGGGAGCAGCTGCGTATAATGCAAAAACCGGAGGACAGGTGTCGAGTCTTATACGCCAGTATACTGGTTTAAAACTTGATGATAAGAATTTTACTAGAGTCACGGCTGGTATTGGAGCAACTGCTCTTGGTACCTCCACCATTAAAAGAGGCGTTGATGAGTATCAGAATAAGCGCTTAAGAGCTTATTATGCGCACACATCAAATTATTAAAAGGAGGATAAAATGGGATATTTCGATAAATACCTTATGCATGAAGATGGTCGTGATAAGGGTATGAATAGTACTTCCTCCGAGAAAGGCACGGATGGTAAAAAGAACAATACCTCCGAATACAACCATCAGTATTACATGAAGAACAAGGATAAGTGGCGTGATAATAAGTCTGTTCAGGGTGGGGTAAGCTATCATGAATACGACGAAAATGACCCGGATCAGGATAGTAAATGGTTTAAAGAAGAAAACCGATTATTTCCGAATAGGGATTTGTTTGCTTACCAAAAACCAGACGGATCTTGGGTACTTCTTGAGGAGGACATGTGTTGGAAAGTTCCTCCAGGAGTTAAGAAAGAAGATCTAAAAGCTGCTATCGACGCCTTTGAAAAAACGCCTGAATCCGAACTTGTAGAATATGGCAACGATCACGGCTTTTCCAAGTATATTACAGACCACATTAATAAATCCGTTAAAAATGGTGGTGAAAAGGAATTCGACGTCGACGCTGCAGCCAGAGATGTAATACGTGGTAAATACGGTAACGGCGCTGAACGAAAAGCGGCTCTCGGAGATGATTACGCTGAGGTTCAAAAACGAGTTAACGAGATTTTGGGTGGTAAGACCAGCTCAGAACCTAAGAAGACAAGTAAGAACACAAGCAAACCTGTGGATGGTCCTAAAGAGACACCGCATGCAAATTTCCCGTCAAGTAATTCAACAAGTTCAGCGCCAAGAGCCCGTGAAAAGAACGTTACTGGTACCGGTACTGGCCTTTACAGACGAGATAAAGTAGAAGACAATAAACCAAGAAAGCGTGAGAAGAATGTCACTGGTAACGGTACAGGATTATACACACGTGGCAAAGTGGCTCATTCTGAATTCGTAGACCAGTCCGAGTCTCTTGAGCACCATGGAATCTTAGGTCAAAAGTGGGGTGTTCGTCGTTTCGAAAAAGCTGGTGGCGGACTTACTGCAGCTGGTAAAGCGAGATATCAGACCGATAGTAACGGAAACTATAAGAAAATTGGGAATTCAGGCGGTTCTACAAGCTCCAGTAAATCCAGAAAAGCCGAGTATAAGGCGAAATACAATACCTATTCAAAAAAGTATGACGAATGGTCTAAAAAACAGGATCAGAACGATTCCGAATGGAATAAAGTTCAGGAAATGCGAAAAGGTCTTGGTAAGACTGGTCTCACTAGAACAATAAACGCTGCGAGAAATAAGAGTGATGCCGCTAAAGCTTATAATAAGGCGTATGACAAGTGGTCTAAAACGCAGGATAAACTTGATAAAGAATGGGGCGAAGTCAAAGACTCTAAACCTAGTAGATTAACAGATAAGCAAAAGAAAGCTCTTAAGATTGGTGCTGCTGTTACCGCTACTACTTTGGCTACTTATGGTCTTTATAAACTTAATAAGAAAGCTACGGAAGGTATTAAGAACTACGAAAACATAAAAGCTGATGACGCTTTTAAAGCTGCAAGTAAAATGCGGGATGCATATGCTTTAAACATGAGAGTGGCGGCTGATCATTTTAACAACGGCGATCGTAGAAGTTCTGAAGTAATGAGAAAATCCGCTGATAATATGTGGGAAAAAGCTAAAGAATTTTATGCTTTAGGAGACGAGCATGTAAGAAAAGCTGCTCAAAAAAGTTATTCTATAAAGGATAAAGTTGATTATCTTAAAGACAAAAATGTTCAAGAGTATACTGCAGAGTTATTGAAGAAGAATCAGGCAACTCTTTCCAGTTTAGGTTTCTAAAACTTTTAAGGAGAACTCAAAATGCCAACTATAACACAAAGAATCCGTTCAGGTTGGGATGCCTTTATAGGCAGAGACCCTACCAAGAACTTACAAGTTACTCAGGATTTTGGGTACGGTTACGGTGCAAGACCGGATAGAACGCGTTATATAGGAACCAGTTACAAATCGATCGTTGGTGCCATTTACAATCGTATAGCTGTTGACGTTGCCTCTGTTAAAATGGAGCATGCCAAGCTTGATGATAACGGGCGATTTAAAGAGAGTATAAACTCTACATTAAATGAATGCTTAAATGTTGAAGCCAACATTGATCAGACCGGTATGGAACTTAGACAAGACATTGTTGAGTCTATGTTTGATGAAGGTATAGTGGCTGTAGTACCTGTTTATACGGATAAAGACCCTGAAGACGGATCTTACAAAATTTTGGAGCTTCGTACGGGTAAGATTATTGGCTGGTATCCTTATCATGTTAAAGTTCATCTTTACAACCAGGATAAGGGTAAATACCAGGACATTATTATGGAGAAATCCAATGTATCCATTATTACGAACCCGTTCTATACGGCGATGAATGAACCTAATTCAACTGCGCAGAGACTTATGGCCGCGATTAACAAGTTGAATGCCCAGAACGACCTAGCTGCGAATCCTAAATTGGATCTTATTGTATCCCTTCCGTATGTGACAAAGTCACCTCAGAGGAAAGCGGAGGCTAAGAAACGTAGAAAAGAGATCGAAGATCAGTTATCAAATTCCAAACTCGGAATCGCATACACTGACGGAACTGAAAAGGTTACTCAGTTAAACAGACCGATTGAAAACAATCTCTGGCAGCAGGTTAAGGAATTAACCGAACAACTATTTTCTCAGTTGGGTGTAACTCCCAGCATCTTAGATGGTACGGCCGATGAGGCTACCAGAATTAACTACTTCAATTCGACAATTGCCCCCATTTGCCAGGCAATCGTAAACGAATTTAACAGGAAGTTTTTAACAAAAACAGCAAGGGCTCAGAAGCAATCAATAGTATTCTTCAGAGATCCGTTCAAATTGGTACCTGTTAGCCAGTTGGCTGATATTGCAGATAAATTCACTAGAAACGAGATTATGTCGTCTAACGAGATGAGAGCAGAAATCGGTTATAAGCCGGTTGACGACCCTAAGGCGAACATGCTTATTAACAAGAATCTCAATATGTCTGATGAACAAACTGCGGAAGTCTATGGAGGTTCAGCTCCTGGAGAAACTGCCGACGGTAACGGTACAGAAGAGACAACAAATAAGCCTTCCCTATTGGACAGCTTATTAATGTCTGTAGGCAACCAAACAATTAAATAAGGAGGTAAGAACGATGCCTAAGAAGTATGACTTTGCTGGTTGGGCTACCAAAAATGACATCAAATGTTCTGATGGTAGGACAATTAGGCACGGCGCGTTCTCCGCGGACAACGGTAAGAGAGTACCTCTGGTATGGAATCACCGACATGATGATGTGACTGAAGTTCTCGGTCATGCATTACTTGAGGAGAGACCGGAGGGTATGTATGCTTATTGCTCTTTCAATGGAACTGAAAGAGGTCAGGCAGCCAAAGAAACTGTCCAGCATGGCGACATTGTTGCTCTCTCTATCTACGCAAACCAGCTCAGACAGAGAGCGGGTGATGTACTCCACGGAGCTATTAAAGAAGTTAGCCTCGTATTAGCAGGCGCTAATCGTGGCGCATTGATCGATTCCGTTATGGAACATGGTGAAGAATCTGAAGAAGAGGCCGAGATTCAGTTCGTTGGATACGGCGACATCGAGCTTTTCCACGCGGACGATGATGAAGGAGACGAAATGAACGAAGAGAAAAAGGCAGCATCCGCTGAGAACGAAGGCGGAGAAGAGACTGTTCAGGATGTGTATGACACATTGAACGAAAAACAGAAGAAGGTCGTTGCATTCTTAATCGGTAAAGCTGTTGAAGACGCCAAGGGCGATTCCGGTGAGGTTAAACATGCTGACGATGATCAAAATGACGAGGAAGAAGACGGTGATGACAAGACTGTTCAGGACGTTTATGACACCATGAACGAAGAGCAGAAGAAAGTCGTTAGTTTCCTTGTCGGAAAAGCAATTGAAGATACAGAAGATTCCAATGAAGGAGGAACAGATATGAAGCATAGTGTATTTGCAAGTGAGGAACAGGGCAACTACCTTTCTCACGAAGATTTCCAGGAGATCTTTGCTGTTGGTAAACAGATGGGTTCTCTTGCAGCAGCTTTTGAGGCAGCTGAAAATGAAGGCGTTATCGAGCACGCCGACGGTGATTATGGTGTAGGTAACATCGAGTACCTCTTCCCCGATGCTAAGACCATCAACAACGCTCCCGAATTTATTAAGAGAGAAACTACTTGGGTTGACAAGGTTCTTAACGCTTGCCACAGAACTCCTTTCAGCCGCGTAAAGTCAGTTCTTGCTAACATTACCGAGGATGAAGCCCGTGCTAAGGGTTACATCAAGGGTAAATTTAAGAAGGATGAAGTATTAACCTTACTTAAGAGAACTACCGAACCCCAGACCATTTACAAGAAGCAGAAGCTGGACAAGGACGACATCGATGACATCACCGATATGAATGTTGTTGCTTGGCTTAAGGCTGAGATGCAGCTCATGCTCAGAGAAGAAATCGCTCGCGCTATTCTTATTGGCGATGGCAGACCTACTTCTTCTGACGATAAGATCAAAGAAGACCGCATTCGTCCTGTATACAACGATGCAGATCTTTACACTGTTAAGGTTGCAGTTGAAGTTGCAGCTAATGCTACTCCTGGTGACGTAGCTGATGCGCTAATCACCGCTATGATCAAGAGCCGCAAGCTCTACAAGGGTTCCGGTAACCCTACATTCTACACCACAGACGATTACCTTACCGACGCTTTACTGCTCAAGAACGGCATCAACGAGCGCCTTTACAAGAGCGAAGCAGAAGTTGCTACCGCTATGCGTGTTAAGGAAATCATTCCTGTAGAAGTAATGGAAAACCAGCAGATCGCTATTACTGAGAACGATGTAACTACATTATATCCTTTCATGGGCGTATCTGTAAACCTTACCGACTACAACATCGGTACCAACGGCGGCGCTAAGACCGACTTCTTCGATGATTTCGATATTGACTTCAACCAGTACAAGTACTTATACGAGACCCGTATGTCCGGTGCTTTAATTAAGCCTTTCTCTGCTATCAGCTTCTACCTTAAGAGAGCAACCAACTAATCCCAGGAGGTAAATATTTATGAAGAAGATTTTCATTGATGCTAGCGACAAGTATGTTGCAGCAGTAGTTGTTTATGGTAAGGCTTATGACAGCAAGCTTTACGTTGACGCTGAATACACAACTCAGGCTGAAGAAGCTGACGTTGCTGACGCTTTTATTAAGAACCAGCTCGTTGTTATGGACGATGACGTAGCTCTTAAGCCCGTTAAGTTAGATGGCAACAAGGTTCTTACAATTGACTATGCTTCCTCGACCGTATCCGCTACTGAGTGGACCGCTAAGGCAGCTGAATAAGTTTATATTTTGATGGAGGTTGCTCTATGAAGTGGTATGGTAGCATCGCATTCAAAGAAGAGGTGGAAGAAGAGCCCGGAGTATATGTTGCCAAGGTTACTCCTCATCCCTATTACGGTGATATTTTAGAAGTGTCTTGGAAAGAACAGCAGGGAACAAAGATCAATAGCGATCTAAATATTTCCAACAAGCTTTCAATCGTTGCCGATCAACAGCTTCAGAGCAACTTCCACAAAATTGCTTACGTAACATTTGGTGGTGCTAAGTGGACAGTATCAGACGTTAAGGTGAATTTCCCGCGTATGCAACTGTCACTTGGTCCCATCTATACGGAGGAAGACGAAGATGATGACGAGACTTGAGATGAAATCCTTTTTGGAGGGGCTTCTCGGAAACTCGAATGTATATTTTCAGGCTCCCTCTAATACGGGAATGCACTATCCTTGTATAGTGTATGAGTTTGCAGGATTCAACATTGATCATGCAGACAACAAACCTTATTTGGTAACCGGTCATTGGGAGATTACCCATATTTACAAATCAATAAATAACGATTTAAAAGAGAAACTCGCTTTAGAGATTCCTTTCTGTAAGTTTGTTAGAAGAGATGTAGTAAACGGTACTTACAATGACCATTATACAATTGACAAATAAATTATGGAGGTAACAAGATGCCTAATTTTAATTTGGTATGGGATCAGCAGGGCGAGAAGAAATTCGAAGCTGGTGTTGATAGAGGTGTGCTTTACCCTGGCGTAAGCGGCGCATACCCCAAGGGAGTCGTATGGAACGGCTTCACAAACGTAAACGAATCTCCTGAAGGAGGAGACGCTCAGGATTTCTATGCCGACAATATTAAGTACGGTTCTCTTCGAGGTGCAGAGAACTTCGGTGGCACAATTGAGTGCTATATGTATCCTGATGAGTGGAAGGCTTGTGACGGTCGTAAAGAACTTCTTCCCGGCGTTACAGTTGCTCAGCAGAACAGAGCAGCATTTGGTCTTTCTTACAGATCTCTTATCGGTAATGATACAGATCTTCTTGATCATGGATATAAAATTCACCTTGTATACAACGCTTCTGCTTCACCCTCTGAAGTAAGCCGTTCAACCATTAATGATTCACCTGAAGCAGGTACTATGAGCTATGAGTTCAAGACTACCCCTGTACCCGTAACCAGAATCGCAAACGCTAAGGCTACATCTCATATCGAGATTGATTCCACTAAGGTTACCGCAGCGCAGCTCACAGCAATCGAAACAATTCTCTACGGTACAGCAGGTACTGTAAGTTACTCTGAGGTTGCAGCTTCAATAGGTGATAACCCCGCAAGCGAAGGCTGGTATGAGAAAGTTAATAATGTTTATGTACTTTCTTCTGATACAGCTGTTGATTCTGAAAAGACTTATTACGAGAAGACAGTTACTGGCGCAGTTGACGCTAGACTTCCTCTTCCTGACGAAGTTTATGACATCCTTACAGCTATCAACAACTAATTAACAATAAAAGTATACCGGGGTCATTAGAGTTCTCTAGTGGCTCCGGTTTTTACTTTATTCACCTGTGCTCAAAATGAGCTTAATTTGAAAGGAGTTTAAACCAATGTTAAAGAAAACCATTAAATACGAAGATTACTTAGGAAATGTAAGAACTGAAGATTTTTACTTCAACCTTTCCAAGATGGAGCTTGCCGACATGCAGATGGCTGTAGAAGGCGGCTTTAACGTTTTTCTTGAGAAGATGGTGAATGCAGACAATAAGAAAGAAGTGTACAACGCTTTCATCGAGATCGTACTTGCTGCTTATGGCGAGGTTTCTGATGATGGTAGATACTTTCTTAAGAAAGACAAAGACGGTAACAAGCTCTCTGACAAATTCCGTCAGTCTCCTGCATATGAGATCCTTATGGACGAGATTACTGAAAATACAGCTACGATTGCTGATTTCTGTAAGGCGGTTATGCCTAAAGCAATACTCGACGCCGCTAATGCTAACGACGGCAAGTTCGCTCCTCAGGACCATAAGAAGCCTGAAAATCTCAGAGCTTACGATCCAAATAAATAAAAGAGGTAATAGATGTTTAAGATCAAGATACCTGCAGAAACTCTATGGGATGAAGAGAAAGAAGAATTCATTCTGAAACCAGGAAGTAAGGCTTGTGAATTGACTCTGGAACATTCGTTACTCTCGATCTCCAAATGGGAATCTATCTGGTGTAAAGCGTTCTTAAAAGACGATGATAAGTCTGTTGAAGAGACTCTTAGTTACATCGAGTGTATGATAGTTTCCCCTTCTAATGTAGATCCTGAGATCATTAAAAGAATCCCACAGGCTGAATACGAGAAGGTTAATAAGTACATTAACTCGCCTGCAACAGCAACTACTTTTGGAAACCCGATGGGGAGAGGTGTTGGTAGACACAGTGAGATCATTACATCCGAGTTAATTTATTACTGGATGGTTGCTATGAACATTCCGTTTGAGTGCCAGAAGTGGCATCTTAACAGACTACTCGCTTTGATCAGAATCTGTGAGATTAAGAATAATCCAAAGGGTCAGCCCAAAATGTCCGCTAACGAACTTCGTCAGAATTATGACAAACTGAACGAGGAAAGACGTAGGCGGTACAATTCAAAAGGATAAAGGAAGGAGACGAAATGGGAGTACGTATTACGAGTAGTGGTAACTATTCGAAGACTTTACAATTTCTCAACCGTCTCCAGCATAAAGATTACTTAAACATTCTTGCGGAGTACGGTCGCCGAGGAGTTGATATTCTTCGGTCGGCCACTCCCAAGGACACGGGTAAAACCGCAGATAGTTGGTATTACGAGATCAAACAAGACCGTGAGAGAACTACTATAAGTTGGTGTAATAGAAACATTAATGACGGAGTGCTAATAGCTGCAGTTATACAGTATGGACACTCTGCCGGTGATGGCTATTATGTCAAAGGCGTAGATTACATCAATCCAGCCATGAAACCCGTATTTGACGATTTGGCAAATGAATGCTGGAAGGAGGTTTGTAGATCATGAGTTTTGTTGATGAGCGAATTGTCAAAATGTCATTTGATAACGCCGATTTCTCATCAAAGATCTCTTCGACAATCGGTAGTATCACTCAGCTTAATAAAGCAACCGACGAAATTGCTTCCGATTCCGGTGGTGGACTCTCTCTTATGGGAAAAGCCTTCGAAAAAACTGAAGCGCTGGCAACTCAGGCAGGATTTAAAATCCAGGATGTTTGGCTTAAGGTTGCTAACATATTTGAAGATCAGATCGCAAACAAGATCGTAAACACCGCAAAGAAGATCGGTAATGCTTTGACTATGGAAGGTGTTAGCGATGGTTTTAAAGAGTATGAGCTCAAAATGGGCTCTATTCAGACCATTATGGCAGGTACCGGAGAGTCTCTCTCAACAGTTAACGGATACTTAGAAGAGTTAAATAAGTACTCCGATCAGACCATATATTCATTTGCGGATATGACTAATAACATCGGTAAGTTTACTAACGCCGGTGTAAAACTGGAAGACGCAGTAGCAGCGATTAAGGGTATAGCAAACGAAGCTGCTATATCTGGCGCTAACGCTAACGAGGCTTCCAGAGCAATGTATAACTTCTCGCAGGCATTGTCATCTGGTTATGTAAAACTAATTGACTGGAAGTCTATCGAGAATGCTAACATGGCTACTAAGAGTTTTAAGGAAACATTACTCGAAGTGGCAACCACTTGTGGAACTGTTGAAAAAGACGCAAGCGGTATGTATAAAATACTTTCCACTAACGCTCAAGGTAAAGTTATGGATGAGATGGTTAGTGGTACAAAGAACTTTAATGATTCTTTGCAGCAGCAATGGATGACAACAGAAGTTCTTACAAAAGCTTTAAAAATCTATGCTACAAATGTAGAGGATTTAAAAGATTACGAGAAAGAGGCATACGAATCGGAACTTAAAGCAATGGGCTTTAACTCTGAACAGATCAAACACTTTGAAGAACTCGGTACAAAAGCCACTAAAGCAGCTTCCGAAATTAAAACCTTCACCATGTTAATGGATACTCTTAAGGAAGCAATCGGATCTGGATGGGCAATGACATGGCAGACCATCATAGGTGATTTTGAACAGGCTAAATCGCTTTGGACTGAAGTCGGTAACGTTGTTGGTGGCGCTATTGATAAGATGTCAGAGTCCCGTAATAATCTTCTTAAAGAAAGTTTACAAACCGGATGGGAAAAGTTTACATCAATTGAAGGCGCGGTAATTCCTGCTGCAGATAAGTACAGAGAAACTTTATTAGAGATTGGTGTTGCAAGTGGTAAACTTACAAAAGAGCAAGCTGACGAAATTGATTCAACAGAAGCTCTTGTTAAATCGTTTCATGAACTTGAATGGGTTACTGGTGATACACTTATTACTTCTGTAAATAAGTACTGGAATATGCTTTCTTCTATGACTGAAGAACAGAGGAAAGAACAAGGTATTACCGAAAAGCAGATGACCGAACTTCAGAATTTAAACAAACAGCTGAAGAGCGGTGCTATAAATGCTGACGATATGGCACAAAGCATGAACAAACTCGGCGGTAGAGAGAACATAATTCAGGGTTTGAGCTTTGCTTTTCATGCTTTTGAAAGTATTTTAAAAACAATTGGAGAAGCTTTTAGAGAAATATTTCCACCTTTAACATCCGGTGCTTTGTATAATGCCACCGAGAAGTTTAAGATGTCAATGGTGAGCTTTTTTAATTTGTTTATAAAATCAACAGAAGATGGAAGAACTCGTCTTGATAATCTTAAGAGAACAGCTAAAGGTTTCTTTGCTATATTTAAGATAGCAGGTAGATTAATTAGTTCTTTTGTAAATGCTATAAAGCCTGCTGGACATACTCTGTTGGATTTATCCGATGGATTACTTGGTATTACAGCAAATATTGGTGATTGGCTTGTTAAATTAAATGACGCAATAGCTGAAAACAAACTCTTTGACAAAGCGTTTGAGAAGGTTACAGATGTTGTAAACAAAGTTTCTGGTGCGTTCCAGAACTTCTCTACAGGTAGTTTCAAAGAGAACATCAGCACAATAATCAGTAAGCTGAAGGAGTTCGCTGAGAATAATAAATTCTTGTCAACTATCGGTGAGATCTTTAAGAAACTCTGTGATGATATTTCAGCTGGTTTTGAAAAGGTCAAAGACAAGTTACAGTTCCTTAAACCTCTTGTAGATGGATTAACTTCCTTATTTAAGGGTTTAATTACTGTAATTGGCTATGTATTCAAGAGAATCGGTGATACTGTCTCCGGTCTTACCGGAAGTAACAGCGGTATTCTTGGATTAACAGGCTTGTTTAACTCACTTTTCAGTGGCGGAATACTTTACAAAATATTCTCAAGTGTAAAGTCGTTCTCTAACATAGGAGAACTTTTGGAAAATGTTGGAGGTGCTTTCGAAGCGTTCTCTAAGAAGATCCAGGCTGAAAACTTGATGAACATAGCAAAAGCTATAGCATTACTTGCGGCTTCATTATTTGTAGTAGCATTAATCGATAAGGAAAAACTTATAGGTGCAACAACAGCTATTTCAACAATGGTTGCTGTAATGGCCGGTGCTATGGCCTTATTAATGAAAGCTATCAACTCATTTAGCACAAAAGACGTAAAGAAGACATTTTCAGCGTTCGGAAAGAGTATCTTCAGTACAGATGCTTCATCTATGCTCAAAATGAGTGTTACTCTTAAGGCTGTATCTAAGGCTTTAATAGCTATGGGTGCCGCAGTTTTGTTAATGTCAGTAGGTCTTAAGATCGTGGCTAGTGCTGCAGAAGGCGGACACTTATGGGATAGCTTTGCAGTTATTTCACTCATGCTCGCAGAGCTCACAGGGGCAGCAGTAGTTCTTGGAAAGTTCGGCGGAAACGGTAAGAACGGGGCTAAGAGCCTTAAATCGCTCACAACGGCTTTAGTAATCATGTCAGCAGCACTGGCTATCGTTGCTAAGGTTGTAGAAGGTGGTAATGCATGGGATGCTCTTAAGATCATCTCGATTATGCTTGGTGAGCTTGGTGGTATAGCGCTTCTGTTAGAGAAGTTTGGTAAGTACAAACTCGGAGGATTAACCGGATTTATAAGCTTGACAATCGCTTTAAACATAGCGGTAAAAGCTGTAAAAGAAATAAACTATGCACTTAGTGTCGAGGGTAACCATATTTTGGAAGCTCTTGGTATTTGTACAGCTATGCTGGCAGCATTGGCTGGAGCTGCAGTTCTTCTTGGAAAGTTCGGCGGATCATCAATTGGTGGCGCTACAGGTGCTATCATAGCTGCGGCAGCTATACTTATCGTTGTCCAGGCACTTAAGCAGATCAATGACTTACTTTCTGGAACTGATAACCACGTATGGCAATCTCTTGCGGTTATAGCTGCAGGATTACTTATACTGGCTGTTGGTCTTAGAACAATGACCTCAACTATGGCCGGGGCAGCAGCATTGTTAGTTGCGTCAGCAGCTCTTGTTGTATTCTCGGCAGCGTTAAGCAAACTCGGAGCAATGAAACTTACTGAAATTGGTAAGGGAATGCTGGCGATTGTTGGTGCTTTAGCTGCTTTGGCAATTGGTTTAAACTTCATGAACACGACCCTTGCTGGTTCTGCAGCGTTACTTGTAGCGGCTGCTGGATTAAGTATACTTGCAGGTGTACTTAAAGTTCTTGGCAAGATGAAACTCAAGGAGATTGTTAAAGCTGTTGTTGCTTTAGGCGCAGCATTGCTGGTTATAGGTGTAGTTGGCTCTGTTCTCGGAGTTGCTTCTCCATTATTACTTGCATTCGGTGCAGCAGTTGCTGTATTGGGTGTTGGTTTATTAGCAGCAGGTGCTGGTTTAACACTATTCGCGGCTGGCTTACAAACATTACTTGCGGTATTACCTCTTGGCGGAACCGCAATAACACAACTCGCAACAACATTAGTCGAGACTTTCCTTAATGTATTAGGATTGATATTGACTAAATTTGTCGAGTTTGGACCTCAGATCGCAGCAGCGGTATTAATGCTTGTTTATATTATTCTGGATGTGCTTGTAACGGCGGTTCCTAAGATCGCATCGGCAGCATTTGCCATAGTTATGGGCATTCTTGAGGTGTTTACTCAGAACATTCCTGAATTGGCTAGGGTCGGTACTGAGATGATCGTAGCGTTCATTCAGGCAATAGGGGAGTCAATTCCTCTGATTGTGGACGAAGCATTTAAGTGCGCAATAGCGCTTATTAATGGTTTAGCAGATGCGATCGATAATAACAATGAGGCACTTATGGATGCCGTTGACAATCTCATGGGATCTGTAATAGATGCCATCGGTCAGTGGCTCGTTAAGTTTACTCCACTCGGTTTATTGATGCCTGAAAAGTTAAAAGAAGGTGTCTTAAGTGGAGACATAAGTCTTTGGGAAGGCTTCAAGGAAATCATTTCCAATACTATAAACAAAGTCAAAGATAAAGTAAGTGACTTTATTCAGGCAGGTAAGAACCTTATCCAGGGCCTTATTGACGGTATTAAAGGCAAGAAGAAAGAGGCGGCTGATGTAGCTGCAGAAGTCGGTAATGATACTGTAGAAGGTCTGAATTCACAGAAAGGTTTAGACGAGCATTCGCCTTCAGTTAAGGCGTACCAGTCAGGTAAATATTTGTACCAGGGCCTTGTAGAGGGTATGGAAGACGGAGAGAGATACGTTGAAAACAGCGCTATCAAACTCTCGGAATCTATTAAGGGTGTGCTGGAAGAAACCTCTGCTCTTGCAGGCGATTACATGGATATTCATCCTGTAATTTCTCCAGTTCTTGATCTGTCAAATGTTAAGGAAATGGGAAGCCTAATTGGTGGTTTATCACCTGTTGCTTCCATGAACATGGCTTCAGTTGTAAACGGCTTACACAACACAGGAATTAAGCAGGCTGAATTAAGTGGTAATCAGATCTCTGAATTGAACTTCAATTCTCAGAAGATTGAGAAGGCTATTAATGACATGTCCAAAGAAGTTAGAGACACGATCATGAACACTGAAATACCTCTTGATGTCGATGTAACAGTAGAAGCTGATGGAGACGCTATATTTAGAGGTGTAAGAAAGGCAACAGCAAAATTTACAAAAGTTAACGGCTATAATCCGTTAGTAACTTAAACGAAAGGGGTTCGGATAAATGCAATTATTTTCTATTCCTACGACGGAGAATAATGAGATAGTCAACAAAGACTATACAAATCGTATTACAGTTCCGTCATATAGAGTTAACGAGTTCGATGAGACTCTTGACTGGAAAGACGGAAATCTGCGTCAACACCAGCATATTGTCCGAACCCGTATTAAGGGAAATTTCACTTTGAAGTTTCTTACAATCGAAGAGTTTAACGACTTCTTCGAAACCCTTGCAGCAAACAAAATTGGCTCTGGTGTATATTCCGGGGCCGTTTTGTGTACTGTATATTTGGTTAAGAAAAATATTACAAAGTCTGCTTATCTGCGTATAGATGCAGACCCGTCAGATACGTTACCATATTTTGGAACTAAGAATTACGACGGATTTGAGGTAAAAGTAGAGGAGGTTTAGTTATGATAGATTACGTTAACAAAGATTTCTTTCTACAGGATTCCATAAATAAGCAGTGGATTATTACAGCAACAAAAGAAGAAAATGATGAAACTATAACAGTTACAACAATCGGCAACGAAGATTTGTTGACTGAATCTATATCATTAACGGAATCTTTAAGTTCTTCCGATGGTCTTATGTTTGGTCGATGTGAGTCTTCCAGAATCGAATTCACGGTTTATAATGCTGTAGCTTCTGTAAAAGGTTGTAAGTTAACTGTTGATATAGTTCTGAATAACGATACAGAGAACCCATTCAGATTAGGTACATATTTTGTAGATTCCGATAGACCTACAGCTAATCGAAGACACAGAAAGATCGTAGCTTATGATCGATTTTATACACTCCAGGATTTGGATGTGAAAGATTGGTATAATGGTCTTACCTTCCCGATTACATTGAAGAATTTTAGAGACTCATTCTTCAATGAGATCGGTATAACGCAGGAAATAACAACGCTCCCTCAGGATTCTATAAGTATACCTAAGACTTTGGATGCAAGTGAGTCCGTTCCGGCAACATCAATACTTCAGTGCCTTTGCGAAATCAATGGTGCTTTTGGTCATATGGGACGAGACGACGTGTTTTACTACAAATATTTATCTACAATTACAAGAGCTATATACCCATCTACAGATTTGTATCCCGCTGAGGATTTATATCCATCTGGGTGGTCTATTGACTTTCCTTTTGAAAAAGGGAACTGGTCTAATGCAGAGTATGAAGACTTCGAATGCAAAAGTATTGACGGCGTGATCATAATGGGCGAAAACAGTGAGATCGCAGCGTATACGAGCCGTGATCCTGAGAATCCATGGGTTATAGAAAACAACTTCTTAACCTACGATCTCAACTCAGCGACTTTAACAACGATGGTTAACAACGTGTTTCCGAAGGTTAAAGGTCTAATTTATAGTCCTTCAAGAATTGACGCTATTGGTAATCCATGTTTAGAGGTTGGAGACTCTTTTTACTTTAATGACGAGTATAACATTGTTGTTACTTATTGCTTAAGCAGAACTTTAAGCGGATTACAGTTACTTATGGATACTCTCGAATCGTCTGGCGAGGAAGATAGGAGCAAAATGTTTAATTCTATTAGTAAACAACTAGCAAGACTTAAGAGTAAATCTCAGTATGATTTAGACATTGAAAGGGCTCGAATAAGAGATCTTGAGGTTGATCACGTAAGTGTATCACAACTTAATGCAACAAACGCAAGAGTCGGCAGTTTGGAAGCGGATCATGTTAGTGTTGCTTCATTGAATGCAGTAAGTGGTCGAGTTGGAACTCTCGAAGCGGATCATGTTAGTGTATCAAGCTTTAATGCTTTAAGTGCATCTGTTAATAGCTTAAGTGCTAAGTCAATAACAACAGATAATCTATCTTCAAAATTGGCTAATTTTTATGGATCTATAGGAATTCATCACGTTATTGGAGATTCCGGATCTGAAATTTTAGCAGATAGATTCGACGTATATAACGGAGGATCTGTATATTTTTATAATTCTGGTAACTCAGCTGTTGTTACTTTAGACTACAATAAGGTTAAAACAATTTTAGAGAGGATATAAAATGGTTACAAACTCTATAGACATTAAGGATTTCGAGGTTACATTGCGTAACTTTATTAATGGATACGATCTTGCTTGGGAAATTAAAGGTCTCGTTTTGGAAAGACTTTTAAATGAGGCTGTAAAAAATTCGAATGACGAAATTCTACAGCAAGCTAAAGAACGAGAATCCGAAGAAAACAAGTGATTATATTTTAAGGAGGAGAAAGTAATGCAGAAAGCTCATGACGCGAGTAAGAATGATTTCTGGCATAATCGGCCAGATACTTCTTCTCCGATTACAGAAACGGAGTTAAACCGTATAGAAACATCAATCGATACAATCGACGACAGAGTTGTTACTTTTGATACAACTAAAGCCAACCAGTCTGATATGCTTCAGGCTATCAAGTCTATAACATATACAGAAGCTACCGGAACATTTCGAATCACATTTTTCAATAATAATTTTATTGATATAAATACTGATTTGGAAAAGGTAGCTATAAATTTTGACTTTGATGACGACCCAACATCACCGCATTATCAAAATATAGTTATAGAACTTGATGATGGGACTAAAAAGTATGTAGATTTATCTGCATTTGTAACCCAGTTTGAATTCCTTTCCACAACTACAATTCAAGCAGTTGTAGCATCCGATGGAAAGGTTTCTTTTAACATAATAAACGGTTCAGTTACAGAAGAAAAACTTCAGCCAAATTTCTTAGCAGATTGTAGATCTGCAAAAAGCGCTGCCGAAACGGCATCCACTTATGCTGCTAATAGAGCAAGCAGAGCAGAAGCATGGGCAGTTGGTAAAATAAATGGAAGCGACGTTCCTAGTACAGATGAAGCATACCATAATAACGCTAAATACTATGCGGATAGTGCAAGAGCTATAGTCGGTAATAAAGTTGATACGTGGAATGGTAGATATGGAACTGTAACCCCAGAAGATGACGATTATGACATAACACAAATAGACCCAGGAGATAATGCAACAGAAGGACAGATTCCAGTTGTAAATTCTTCCGGAAGATTTGCTATGTCTAATGTTACTAGAGGTCATCAAATATTATATGCTGCTAGTGGAACTCCGGCAGCTTTTACTCAGCGTAATGGTTTACATTTTCAAGGAAGTGGTGTTTCTGTAAGTGATAATTCTGGTGCTAGTAGAACTGTTGTTACTATAGGCGGTATCAATTATTTTACGATTTCTGTAAATGATTGGGTGTCAAATTCCGAGTCGGATGCAACGGATTTTCCGTTTGAAGCCCTAATTAGTACAAATTTATATACTAATGAATTCGTTCCAGCAGAGGTATATATATTAGGAGCAGTTTTAAATGATTATCCAACCGATACAGAAAAAGAAGAAATGGGTAAAATAGATCAATATATAAAATTTACAGGAAGCGCGATAAGGCTTAGAGCAGAAAACAAGCCAAACACGGCTCTTACTTTATATATTAGAAGGTAATGGAGGAAATCATCATGAAGACATTAGAACTGGCAGACGGAACAACATTACAGGTTGAAGATGTTTCTACAGTTACGGCCATGATAATTATTAATATTGATTATTCTGGCGTGGATACTATCAGAGGATATATAACTGAAGAAAATTTAAAAAACGCTAAGTTAATCGACGGAAGTAAAGAAACTGTGTTGGTAAACATCATACCGGTTAATGTTGAAACTTATTCCAGATACGAAGGTAATGTAACAATAAGATTAAATCTTAGAGAAAAGACCGAAATAGAGCTTATGAGAGAAGAACTGAATTCTATTCATTCCGAACAGGAAATTCAGGATGAAGCTATTGATTTCTTGGCTATGAATTAAAGGGGGATATCAAAATGGCACAATATTTAGCGTTAAGAATTTTCAAAGGTAAACTTGATTATGACGAAGTTGTTGCAAAATATCCTCAGTTAAAATCGGATATTGATGCCTATTTAGAAGAATGGGGATGGATTAAATGAGTATAGCGATTATAAGAAATCTTGCAAGCGGATCTCTTAATGAGTATTTTGACCCAAATAATCCGTATACGGCAACATTTCAATATTCCGGAAGTAGCGTTGCTTGGGAAGTACCTCAAACCGGTGTATACATGTTCGAGCTTAGCGGAGCTAGTGGTGGCACAGCTAATCGTGCTTCTGGGGCTAGCGGAACATATATCAAATCATATCATCGATTAAAAAAGGGAGATATTTACTACATAACTGTTGGAAGCGCTGGAGCTGGTAAAACTAGGCAATGGAATGGACCTACTGAAAGTTTTGTGTTATCCGGCGGATATAATGGCGGCGGAAACGGATACTACGATTCAAGTAATAATTATTCCTATTCTGCATTTGGTGGTGGTGGCGGAGCTACTCATATATCGAAAGAGACTGGAGGATTAAGCTCTACACAAGATGAAACAAACATATTGGCAGTAGCAGGCGGCGGAGCCGGTGGAGGACAATGGACTTGGACAGACGCTCAAGGCTCTATAGCAGGAGGCGCTCAGCCAAGTTCAAATGGAATTCTTGGTAGTGGTTCAAACTATATTAGTAACAATAATAATCGTAAAGGTGCCGGAGGCGGCGGATTACGTGGTGGAATACCTGGATATTCCGGTACTAGTTTGGCCGCTAGTTATGGAAGTTTTATACAAGAAGTTACTTATGGGGCCAACTCCGGAAATGGTGTAGCGGTTATTACCAGAGTAGCATAAACAGGAGGAAAAATATGGCATTAGAAGCTTATGACGAGAAAACAGCTCAGTTGGTTATAGATTTCTATACTGTTAAAGGCTTTAACAAGATAGCCATTATTTCATTGTTAGCTAATCTTTACGCTGAATCAAAATGCAGGCCAAATAACCTCCAGAATAGTGGCGAAAAGAAATGGAATATAACCGATGATGAGTACACGCATAGGGTTGACGCCGGCGCATGGCTCGATCCTATTAAAGCGCGTCCTTTTAGAAAAGATGGTTCTGGATACGGAATAGTTCAATGGACGTCGGAAGGTCGTAAAGGTGGACTTGAAGATTATGCACATTCGAAAAGAGTATCAATTTCCGACGCAAGTATGCAGGTTGAATATAGCTATATTGAACTTACATCTAAATCGTTTAAAGAAGTTTATGAAGGTATGCTTAATGCTACAGGTTTAAGAGACTGTACAATTCTTATAATGCGTAAGTACGAAAAGCCGGCATCAAAAGACGATCCTGATGCTCAAAATAAGCGCGTCGAATACGCGGAAGAACTGTATAAAAAATATTTTGGAGGTACAGATATGTCATATGCAATGACAGCCAGTACGTTTTTATCAAAGTTAAAGAATGTACTTAATTACAAAACTTTGTATGTTCATGGATGCTTCGGTGCCCCTATGAACGAAAAGTATAAAGAACGTTATAAGAACAACACATCATACAATCACCAGCCCGAAAGGCAGGCCATGATTGACGCAGCAGAACCTGACAGATTTGGTTTTGACTGTATCGGCTTAATTAAAGCAATTGCCGGTAATTGGTGCGCAAGTTTAACATTAAACTATGGCGGTACACAGGTTAATAAGGAAACCAACGGTATCTCTTATGGACCTATGCATATGCCAGATTACAGTGCTAATGGCCTTTTTGATGCTAAAACCAATTATATGGTTGGTATTAGTAAAGATTTCTCGAAGATTAAGCCCGGTGCAGTATTGCATATGGACGGTCATGTTGGCGTATATTTGGGCGATGGACAAGTTATTGAATGCACACCTAAATGGAAAAACTGTGTTCAGTTAACAAATTTAGGCAATATCGGAAATGTAGCAGGTAACTATCGAGTTTGGTCTGAATATGGATATTTACCTTTTGTTGATTATTCAGAACAGCCGGTTGCTCCTGTAACTCCTGATAATTCAGCTTTAAAGACAAAAATTAATGAAGTAAAGACTGAAATCAATAAATTGGTTTCAGATTTAAATGAATTAGAAGCATTACTGTAAGGAGGGTAAATAAATGACCAATTATGTATTTGGTTCGATTCATCCTGTAAAGGTTATTGATGAGAATGTAGCTGATATTGGACCTCTTGCTTTTCAGGGAAAAATCGAGGATAAACTCTTAATGCCCAAAAAAGCTCAGATCCCTTTTATCACGAATCAGTCCACATGCACATTTCCGGACGATTCAAATGGGATGACTTTATTTCTTTATAATATTTCGGACGACAAATGGTACAATTCAACCGATCCGAGTGATTACGTATAAGGAGGTGTCTTATGGCAGGACTTGATATTCCTGATATAGCTGCGGCCAACGCTGCAACCGCTGCAGCTTTAAAGGGGCACGGCATGCTTAAAGGCGACAAGGGTGATAAAGGTGATCCTGGTCCTAAAGGCGATAAAGGTGACGACGGAACTGGCATAAAAAGCGTAGAAATCAATTCAAGCAACCACTTAATCGTGACCTATGATGATGACACCACGGAAGATGCGGGAGGGATTGGGGTTGGTTCTGATGTCGAAGCAAATCCCACAACTACGGGTACTGAGGCACACCTTGATTCAATTGAAATTGATGGTGTTCCTTTTATTAATGCGAAACTTGATGCAGACCTTGCAACAGTAAACCGTGGTGGTGTGAATCTTTTCGACATCAACAATAGTAAAAGCAATTGGAAGCCCACGGCAGCAAGTGGTGCAGCCTATTCGGACGGTGCAACATCAAACAATTCGTACACCACTAACTTAATACCGGCAAACAAGACGGATAAAAGTAAATTTAAAATAAATTTTTCTTCTACACCATCGTATTATAGAACGTTTTTTTATGATTCCAATCAATTGTGGAAGGGTGGTGCAAACAACCTTCAGCAAGACGAGGATGGACTTTATTATATTGATTTGTCGAGTTCTTCCGTTGGGGCATTCACACAAATTTGCCTTGTTTTCACTACCACAAACGCAAGCATGTACAGCAACCTTGTGGTGACAGATTACGATTCGTTTGGCGATGCAAAGACTATCATTAATGATTTGTACCTTTCGGACAAAAACGTTGCGATGGCTAAAAAGCGTTTGGGAATCCCCGAAATAAGCGACAACGTTCTTGAGGGCAAGAAATGGGCGGTTGCGGGAGACTCATTTACAGAGGGCGGTTGGTCGAGAGGAGAAGCACCGCTTATACAGAGCGGTAAGTATGCCGGACAAAAAGCCGTATATCCTTACTTAATCGGAAACCGCAACAACATGACGATTCAAAACATCTTTAGAGCGGGCAGAACCCTTGCACATCCTTCTGATGATTCGTTCACCAACACGTTTGCGGATAACTATCAGAGCATCGATGCCGATGCAGATTACTTAACAATCTACCTTGGCATTAACGACTCCCACCACAGACCGAATGCATACGGAAGTGATGGCGAGGACACAACAGGCGAAATCACACTTGGCACGATAAACGATAACACTACGGCAACGTTCTACGGAGCATGGAATGTCATTCTGACTTGGTTAATCACAAACAGACCCAATCTTAAAATTGGAATCATTGCCTCAAATGCTTGTGAAACTGACGATTATAGAACGGCAACAATTGCTATAGCAAAGAAGTATGGCATACCTTACATTGACTTGAACGGTGACGAGCGTACCCCTTGTATGATTCGTTCAACCAATGCAGAAGTGGAGAGCGACATTAAGACTTTAAGGACTAACAATTGGAGAATTTCCTCAACCAATAGCCATCCCAACGAGGCTTGCCACGTTTATGAGTCAACAATTATTGAAAATTTCTTAAGAAGTCTTTAATCAAAGTAAAGGAAAAACATGGCAGAAGCAAGATATTCTACACTACTTGAAAAAATGAAGAAGGCCTACATCGGCACAGGATCAGGAATGGACAAACTTAAGGCCGGATGGAAATGGGAAAATGGTCAATATGTCAAAGTATGGTCCAGGGCAACAGTAGTATCTTATTACGATGGTGAAACCCTAATGGGTACAGAAGAAGTTGACGAAGGAGAAGATGTGCTACATCCGTCCTTTTCAACAAGTAAAGAAGGGTACACGTTGTACGGCTGGTCTGCCGATGGCGAAAACAGAGAGACAGAGCTTGTG